GTTCTTTTACTACAGCTTCAGGGGATGCTTCACATTCAGAAGGTGATCAAACTAATGCAAATGGAGGTACTTCTCATGCAGAAGGTTACGCTACTACAGCAAATGGATATGGTTCACATGCAGAAGGTAATAAGACTACAGCATCAAGTGACTTCTCTCATACAGAAGGTGATTCTACAACTGCATCTGGTTTTGCTTCTCATGCCCAAGGTTCTTCTAATTATGATGATCCATCATTTATAGATGTGGTTGGTGTTGGTAATGATAACACTACCAAAAACGCTTCTGTAATATATGTAAAGCGTGACATAGATGGTTACCCCGATCCAAGTGATCCAAAAAATGGTTATCAATATCTCATAGGTATTGGAGGCTATCAAGGTAGAAATATTGCAGAGGGTATGAAAAGTGTGCAAGAAGTGATAACAGACCTTGAAAAAGGAGTGGCAGCAACAGAGACTATGACTGTTGAAGAGATTAGGGAAATAATGAGTGCATAGAAATAAACGAAAAGATAAATAGTAACATAAAATTTTTAAACAAATCGTTATGACAAAGTATTTAGACAAAGTAGGTCTTACAGAGTATACTAAGCTTATGAAGGCTCATGTAGCAAAGAGTACATTGAAAATTGGTGAATCATCTGGTACGGCTTATGACGGAGCAAAGGGTAAGGCAAATGCAGACTTTATCAATGGAGTGAAAAACGGCAACCTCGCTCTTGTGTCACCAGAAATCAGAGGCAGATGGAGTGTGTTCAACGCAGCTGGTACAGTAGTGGAATCAATGGGTTCACCATCAACCTCTCTGCCACTTGAAAACGGTTATCAAGCATCATGGACAGGCTCATTCTTATATCCAGCAGCAAAGGAAGGCCAGAAAGTTCCAACAAGTGTATCTGGTAATTGGACTGCACTTCCAGCAGCAAATACACCATCTGCAACATACACAACCCCTAATAAGGTAAAGACTGACACCACCATTTCTGCAACCATCGCAGCTGCCAAAACTGGTCTTATGGTTGTTGGTTCAGATGTAAAGCCTGCAAGTGGCAATGACACAAAGACAGCATCTGCAAGTGTACACTTCTATCATCGCCGTTACTTTGGTTTGGCTTCAACATCAAGTATAACAGCAGATGTTATAAAGGGTTTGAGTAAGACGGATCTTAATAATTCACGCACAGCAAAGCTTGAAGGTATTTCGGCAACAGATGCTCAGTACTATGTAATAGCTTATCCAAAGGCAATGGGTGAGTTGACCAAGATAGTACAGAATGGAGCCACACCATTGCTTAATGGAGGCTTTGTAAAGAGTGAGGTAACAGTGACAAATGCAGCAGGTGCTTCAATAGTTTACTTGGTATACCGCACAGTAAACCCAGGAGCATTGAAGGATAACTCATTCCTGGATATAGCATAAATAATTGTTTAACATTAAAAACATAAAAAAGATATGGCATTAAAACAAGCAAATACGCTGGCTCCAAGTAATGTGTCAGCAACAGGTTTTGCCTTGGCAGACGCAAGACATATTGGAGGTCATAAAGTTGTAGCAAGTTTAACAGCTTTGTATGCATTGCAGGATTGGCAGTTGCTTAATCCTGGAGAAACAGACACAGCATTGGCATTGGGTCAGCAGTGGTATGTTAAGGGAATTGGTTTCTATAGACTAACCAACTGGGCTAATCGTAAAACATCAGGTGGTTGGATAAAGGAAGTAGACCCAAATAACATTGACACTACTCTGTTCCAGATTGTTTCGGCTCTTCCTACAAGTGGCATTAATAAGAATCGTATATATCTTGTAGCTTCGGCAAACAGAGACCCTAATGGTAAGAATATATATGCCGAATACATCTATACTGGTGATACCTCAGCCACCTATGACGCAACCAAGTGGGAGAAAATTGGTGAATATACACCAACAGTGGACTTGTCACCTTATTCTCAGCATGTGGCTAATAAGCAGAACCCACATGGTGTAACAAAAACACAGGTAGGTCTTGGTAATGTGACTAATGATGCACAGATTCCACTAAGCCAGAAGGGTAAGGCAAATGGTGTGGCTACACTGGATGCAAATGGTAAGGTTACTGACAACCAGTTGTGGGATGCAACAAGTAAGAATCATGGCTTGATGTCGGCAGCAGACAAAGAACTCTTGGATAACCTTGTTGAGAATATAGGTAATTATTCTGATGTATATGCGTTTAATAAAACATTTACACCAGTTGGAGATGTTGAAATACTTCATCAATCGGTTCCTAATCCTAGTGATTATCCTATTGTTTATATTACAACTAAAAAACAGTTTGTAATAGAAAAGGATGGTAAATATTATGGAGGTTCTATTGGTATACCAAATACTCCAGTAAAAAATAAGTTGTATATAGAGATATCAAAACTCTCTGGTGTTGGTACTGCACCTTCATTACCTTCCGTTGGATCTTCAACTCCAATTCTATATACGAGTGATGGTAGTGATATCTATCCTCTTGTTAATGAGAAGGATATTGAAGTAATGTCTAATGCTGAGATTGATGCTCTGTTTACATAAAACATAAGCTATAACAAGTAAGTAAAAAAGTGGTGAACTTTTAGAAGGTTCACCACTTTTTCTTTTCTTTATTCTATCCTATCCAAATCTTCTACAGCCTCCTGCATTATCATCTCAATATTCTTATTCGCAAAGTCCACCTGCTTCTTATCGTCAGCCCACTTCTTCCTCATCGTGTTCCAATGGCGCATTCGCTTTTCCGCATTCTTGATGATATTTACCTTTCTTTGCTCAGGCGAGCCTTCGAACTTATCCAATGCAGCAGCATTTTCAATCCTCTTCATCGTCGGCACGTTCTTCGATTTCAGCTTGTCGTTATTGGCGATAGTCTGTTCCATTTCCTCCTTGTAGTTATACCATTTGGCTTTGGTTCTCGCCATGCTCGACTGTTCTCTTGGAGTATAGAAGAGTGAACGTAAGAATGGCACGTCGCCCACTTCTATCTCGTCTGCCTTGCCAGTCGTTGCCTTTGCACCCAAGCCAGCGGTACGCTGAACGAATGTGCCCATACCGCCACTCCACGAGCTATAGAAATGATTAAGCATCGACGGGTCAGTTATCCAGTCAAGAGCATCGTTACCCTTCATTTCCGGATTGCCAGGAGCTATATTGTTAGTCTTGGCGTTCACCCATTTGTTCAAGTCCACAAGTCTTGCCGGAACATTATTATAGGCGTTCTGCCATGCCGGGTTAAGCTCTGTCTTATCGCCCGTTCGTCTTATTGGCGCACCCTTCCAGTCGTTGTTAAGCCACCATTCAATGAACGGAACTATAGCAGTAGGAGCAATACCTTCTGTAGTCATGCCTACTCCGTTTTCCAAGCTCTTTTCATAGTTCGGATTATTCAAGAAGTCCATTACTGGGAATAGCTGCGACATACAGCCCACGGCATCCATCGCCATGTTTCTCTGGCTCTTCACATTCTTGGCAAATGTCTGTCCGGCTGCCAAGTCACCAAGACTATAGAACGCTCTCAATTCAATGGCCAACGGCACAGTCACAAATTTGTTATTGCCCACATATATACACAGGTTGTTTCTCCTTATATAGTCAGGCAACTCGCCATACGGATCCTTCACGTTGCCTCTGTCCTTATCGTCCTCATTCTGTATAATAGCATTGTTGACAGCAGCCATAATCAACGCTAAGGCAAACGGTGTAGATGTCATAGCAACAGTAGTACCCACAGGCGCACGCTTGATATTCTTGAACAGCAGGTTCGTACTCTGAATGCCAGCATTAAAGAACATCGAGTAGTTTCTTAGGTAGCCAGCCACAAAGCCGTATGTGTTTCGCCTTGCCTTCTGCCAATCACCCATTTCTCCGTTCTTGAAGCTCTTTATAGCATCACCCGAACCATGACGGTTGAAGTTTGTCGATACCTCCTTTGCGTCATACGCGCTTCTTGCTGCCGAACGTCCCAAGTCTCTTGATGTGCAATATGTGGCAAATCGTGCCATGTTCTCAGCCACCTCGTTCAGATTCTCCACGTTCTTGCCTAATTTCTTAAGCACTTCCACAGCATTAACCATAACCTTATTCGCGCCCTTTGCCGACTCCTTCTCTACGATACTCTTGTAGCTCTTCTCCATGTCGTGCATCGAGAACAACTGTACAAAGCCTGTCTCGCCACCGTTCTCCATGAACTCCTTGAAGTATCGCTCCATCTTCGAGTTGCCAAGCGTGCCCTCTCTGTATCGGGCATACAGTCCGAAGCCTATACCATTCTTGAAGTCTTTCATCTTCATGCTCTTCAATCTTCCTGCGCCCTCATTGTAGAACACATTCAGCGGATTAAGCTCACCATAATAGCGTGCCCATTTCTTAGCATATCTTCCACCTTCCTTTGCCCTCACATGCGAAGATGCAAATTCCGCGTCTCTCACGATGTTTCTCATCACAAACTCCGGACTCCACGATGTTGAGGCCATAGCCATCCATCGTGTCACAGTCTGCAACCACTTTTGGCTTGCCTTGCCGTTCTCCAGCATTCCGTTCAAAGCCTGTGCCGCTCTCGGATTGCCAAGCACCACAAATCTGTGTGTTCGTCCTGCTATCTTCACGTCCACAAAGTGTTGACTCTTGTCCTTCGCTCTTTGGAACTTGAAGCCTATGTCCGTTCCATTGCTCAGACTCTTTGCCTCACCCTTAGCTTGCTTGGTCCTCATGTCCGTTTCAAAGGCATCCACAATGCTCGCAACATCATCTGCGCTTGCTCCTTCAGGAATCTGCGGATAAGCCTCCTCCCAAATGTCGTTGCCGTTCAAGTCCGTGCCAGTTTTCTCAACCCAAACCTTTGTCTCCTTCACAAGATTCTGCTCTCCGCTGTTTCTCACGAATCGCGCAAAGGCTTGCTTTATCATGTTCTGACCTCCGTTTCTTATCGCACGGTTGCCCATCAAGCCTATCTGTGCCAATATCTCCACATTGCTCAGGCTCTTTCGTCCCTTGGCGTTCATCAGCGTCGTACCGATATAGTTGCTTGGGTCGCCCATTTCTGTCACATATCCGTATACGTCCTCAGCGGTAGCCTCGTCAAACTTTCTCAAAGGCACATACCAGTCGAACATGCCCAATACTCCGTCATGTGTATTTTTACTTATCAGTCCACTCTCGTAGTCCGAATTTACCGAATAGTCTGTAGCTGCCTTCACCTTCTTCCAGAAGTCGGCAACTGAGCCTTTCTTCATACTTTCCATGCTCGCCTCCTGGCTCATAACCTCGTCAATAGCTCCGGCATCATCATAAGGCGATTTCATATCGTCAATGCCCTGCAATCCGTGCATACCAGAATAGTCATGCTCTTCTGCCTTAAAGTCCTTATCCAAGTTCTGTACTATCCACTCGTCCATCTGGCGGTAGTACTCCTTCAAGTCTATCTGTCCCGAGTCAAGCTTCTTTCTAAGGTCGTATTTTTCGCCCTTCCATGCAGTCTCCAAAGCATCAATACTATCGGATTCTTCACTCTTCACTTTTCGTTCTTCCCTTATCTTGTCTCGCACAAAGAGCACACGGTTTCTCTCCAATCCATGTTTTCTAATCATATACAGGTTGAAGTTCCTTATTCTGTCCTCCACCTTCTTGCCATCGAAGCTATCCAAAACGCTCGACATAGCCTTGCTAAGCGGGTCCATATAGCGTATTTCGAAGAGCTTTGATTTGTCGCTCATCATGCCCTCCGTGATATTCTGCATCAGATATGGGTTCATCGAACTATTCACATCTTCAATCTTCCTGATAGACGGATCAATAGCCTCCATCAGTTTCTTCAACGAGAGCATATTATCCATGAAAGCCTCCGTAGCCATATAGCTATGACGGTCCAGGGCATGATGGTATCTATCCAATGCGGTAGCAGCACTTGGAGCCGTGCGGTAGTGTATCTCTCCGTCTGTTGCCTCCAGCCATTCCTCGCGGCTCATGTTCTCGAAGTCATGACTCTTGCCGTCGTTGTCATACAGCTCGCCGCCCTCAATCTTCGTGTACTCCGTCTTCTCATGCTCTATCTTCCACTTCACAGCCTCAGCTCTCATCTTCCACAGCGGACTGTCTCCATGCTTCTGCACGTTCTTCGCCAACCACAGCATATACTTCACGTCCTTCACGTTAGGCGAAACTCTGTAGCCTATCTCATGCAGGGCATCTGTCACCTTATTCTTAATGTAGTTCCAGAATCCCGGCTCACCCTTTCCGTCCTCTGCGCTCTTGGCGATAAACTCCTCAATAGCGTCATAGAATCCAAGGTGATTCATGTTCATCTTTTCCTTCACATAAGCTCTCAGCTCTGCATTGATAGGATTGTCCAAGTCCATCCAAAGACTTCTCATATATTCATTGAACTTATCTCCAAGCAAACCTCTCATGCCCTTGTGCCCTACGGTCTCGTGCCATACGGTTTTCTCCGCGGTATACGTGTCATGGATGTTCGGCATATACAGATGCACCTCGCCCGTCTTCTCGTCATACCAGCCAGTCACCTGCTTGCCGTTCTCTATGTCCTTGCGCACCTTCGGGTTCTCAATCTCCTCAACCGAGTTCACCATCTTCACCTTGCCCCCAGTTCTCTTCGCGACCTTCTCCACGGTCTTGATGATACGCTCGCTCACAGCATTCGAAGTCTCCGAAGTCTTCTCAGGTGTTACAACACCATCGCCTTCTTTTCTGGTAAAAGTCTCCCCATCTGTTAAATCTTTACTCTCATCAAGCAATTTTTTGCCCGAATCGTAGGATTTCTCAACTCCTTGCAGTAACTTTGCAGTTGAAATATAACCGTTGGTTGTACTGTTCAAAGGGAGACTGTCGGATTCGTTCGCTTTCTCGGAACCTTCCGACGTTATATTTTTAGAGTTGCTTGGTGTCATGTCCAAAGGGGAACTGTCGGGTAACACCGCTGTGCCAGGAGTGTCAGGTAGCTCTATTTTTCCTTCAATAGAGTTGTTTGATGCATCCGAATGTGGTCTGTCGGGATTTTCTCGCTTTCCAGGGGAGTCAAGCAGCTCTATTTTTGTTACCTCATAGCTATGAGGTTTGTTTTCTTCTCCTCCTCTGAACTCTTGCATAGTAGTCTTCACACGGTATATCTTACCGTCCATCTCTACTGCGCCATAAAGTCTATGTACAAGGATATTGTTTCCATATCCAAGCTCGGCTTTTCTTTTTCCGGTTTCGTCCTTTACGTTATAATCCGCGTGAATCTCAGCCTCGATGCTCTCATGGATAACATCTGTAAGTTTGGGAAGCACAGAAAGATGTACACCAAGTTCATCACTTTTGCTTACTGCGCTTGATGAAAGATATTTGTCTACAGCTTTCTTGCTGATAGTGTAAGGAGTACCGTCACGCATTGTAGGCAAATCTTGTTTGTTAGTCGTTACAAGATTTTCCTTTGCCCAAGCTCGTGCATTCTCAATGGCACCTTCATTCTCTCCTTTGAAAGAATGCTTCTCAACCTCTACCACCTTCACCTTCTCCTTATTCAGATTAGGCATAACGATTCCTTTCTCCTCCACAGCTCTGTCTCTCACAGCATCGAAGTGTTCCTTGCTGTCTGAGAAGGTATCGCCAAGCTCCATGCGGTAATGCACCTTGCTTTCTTCCTTTACCTTTACGCCAAGCTCCGAAAATCTGTCAAGCACATCCTTTAGCTTTTCTTCCTTTACCTCGGCAAGCATCGTGTTTCCTCTTGTCTCAAAGTTACCGCCATCTACCATTTTCAGCAGCTCCTTATCAAGGAAATACTTGCCTCCCTTCTTGTTGCTCTTCGGGACACGTATAGTATAGTTTCGTGCCATTTTTATATAGTCGAAACCTTGCTCTATCTTCACGTCTCCGTCCGAAGAAGTCACCTCTGTTATGCCACCCTTATTCGATGGCAATTCAAATTTTTCTGCTACGCTATTTATAGGCTTCTCGTTGGCAAGGTTATTCAGTTTTACCTTATCAGACAACAAGATACCAGTTTTGACTTCACCTGTATCTGTTGTATATTTCACCAACTGAGCACCCAAGAACTCTGCCTTGGTGTCAATCAAGCCTTGCAGCAAGTTTCCGGTAATGATATATCCGTCCTTACGGCTCTCGTTGCTTGTCAGCTTGTCCCAGTTGGAGGCATCCATGCTCAATACACGTAGTTTCTTGTCACCCTGCGACGATGCCTGCCTTGTCAGCCTGTCAATAATTCCTATAACATCAACCTTGTCGATTCCGAGTCCTGCTTTTCCGTTTATAGGGAATGTTATCTTTCTTCGTCCGTCCAAGGTGGCGAACGATATTGTTGAGGCGTTTGGCGAGAAGTTGTCGGTTATCTTTATGTCTATCAGTCTGCCATAGCTATTGCCGAATCCGCTCAACTCAGCAGGATTGTTCATGTCTGTTGGTAGCACAAATGCGTCTTCCGTATTGAAGGTTTCAAGCGCACGCTCAAACACGCCATACTTCGCTTTGAGGTTCTTTACCACTTCGTCAAGCTTTGTCTTCTCGTCGCTATAGATGCTTTCGTACTGATAGCCAGCCATCTTTTCAATCTGCTCGTCGCTCATGCCAGTTTCTTTCTGGCCCTTCTTTGCTTCCTTGATATACTTCTCCTTTGCCTTTGTTGCAGCCTTCACGGCACGCTCCTCGTACTTCTGAGTAGCTTCGGCTATCTTCTTGTCAAAGTATTCTTTTGCAGCGGTTAGCTTCTCCTTGCGGTATTCGTCCCACGACTTGCCGCCCGTGAGTCCGTCCTGAGCTTTCTTTACCTCCTCGGCTTTCATCGGCTTTTTCAGTACAGCCATATTCACCTTCTCTACATAAGTATTGTCGGCAAAGGCATTGTCGCCGCCTGGCTCTGTACCTTCCTTCCAAATTATCCTGTCTAAGGTCTTAGCTTTCAAAGGCAACTCTGTTATCTCCAAGTCGTTTTCGCCCATTTCGTTCAGACGTTGTATCTCGGCTGCATAAAGGTCGCCTATCTCTTGCAACATCTTCTCTTGCTCTTTCACTTTCAGCAAAGCCATACGGCCAAGCAACTTGTTAGCGTCGCCTCCAGCCTCACTATTCATGCCGTCAGAAGAAGCTACCAGTTTCTGCGGGTCTACTGCCGATAAGTCTGCTCCATAAGACTTCTCCCATCCGAATGGGTCTGCCATACGTGCATACAAGTCAAGGTGTTCTGACATGTATTCCTTCACCACCTTGTCGCCGTACTTATTGGTAATGTCGGCTACCTCCATTTCATTGAACTTGCTCTTCTGTGAAGAAGTGGTGTTTGCGTCCAATGATTTCAGCTTTGCCTTGAACATCATCAACAGTCGCTGCTCTGCCGGGATAAGCGACACAACGTATTCGTATGCGCCTCTTGCCACCTGTCCCGTTCTGTCTATACGTCCACGCATCTGCACCTCATCGTTCACGTCAAGCTGCTGCTGGGCAACAATCATCACTCGTTTTCTCTGGTCGGCATATTTGCTTGAAGCATGGAGTGATATACCAGTTGCCGCACTCTTGTTCAAGATTAGCGCGTCTATCTGTCCGTCGTTAAACTCTCTCGCAAGTTTCTTCTTGTCTGTGTCCGCACGCTTCACCTTCGTTACCGTGCCGTTCTCGTTATACACAAACTCTGTCTGTCTACCAGTCAACTCGCCTACCTTATATCCTGCCTTCGTCAGTTCGTTCTTGATAACGTCGATAGGCGAGAGCGATAGTCCGGTACTTGTTTTTCTTATCTTTTCTTCAAGCGCATGGTATGCTTCAACGGCATCTGCACCCAAGGCTTTCAGATTGATATATCCGCTTTCGCTTTCGTCTTTAGCGTTCTTGCTTGTATAGCGAAGCGTACCTTCAAGTCCTTTCTTTAGTGATGTTCCCAAGTCGGGAGCGTCCATTTCTTCGCCAAGCGCAAGGTTACCCGTCTGCGACTCGTTGGTATTGTTCAATGCTATCACAGGCTTCATGCCTTGCTTCAAGTAGTCAATAGCTCTCTCTGCTGCCGACTTTGCTTTAAGCGAGAGAAGCACTTGCTGCACAGTATTGAATGCCTTGCTTGCAAACGGTTGGTTCTTTATTCCCAGGGCTTCTGTGCCACGCTTTATGCCCATCGACGACTGCACCTCTGCAAGCTCTTCATTACGTCTGTCTACGTATGTGCTTACATAGGTTCTTTGGAAGTTGATGATGTCGTTGAACAGACCGATGATGCTGTCATACTGCTCGCGCTGTTCGGCAACAACTTCGGGGTCGTCAATGGCTTTCCAGTCAATAGTCACGCCTGTCATGTCTCGCTCGCGACGTATCATCTGTCCGCATTGTGTCAGCGCCTGACTCATAATTTCCTGTAGTGTGGCTCCTCCACGCTTCACGGCGTCTATCAAGTCGGATGCTTTCATGTTTCCCTGGTTCATTGCTGTTCTTAGCGCATAGATTGGCATGTTGTCGGGACGCTTTGCGAAGGTTGCAGAGAAGAAGGTCACGTTCTTTGCCTTCTGAATGATGTGCTGGAAGTAGTTGCCTTGACCGCTGTCTCCTCCTGCTGTATGGCTTTCGTCCAATATCAGATAGCCGTTCTTCATGAGCTTTTCTATAGCGTCACGTCGGGCTTGTCCGTTGATTGCTGCTGCACCAAACTTTTTGCCTTTGGCTAATTTCCTTTCCTTACGATCGCCATTCTCGTCAAACTCGTAGACTCCGTTGCTTACTTGGCTATATGTTGTCAGAACGTAATCATACTCCTTTGGCAGCTCTCCGTTCTTTTCTATATAGTCAAGCACTCTCTTTACTTCACTCTTTGAAGGCAAGGCAAATACTACGTTTCCGTCTGCGTCTGTAATGGCTGCTTCTTTTGCGCTTCCAAATACAAACGGTCTCAATTCTTTGCTACCTATGTCTACCAAGTCACGATATACGTCACTCAGCAAACCTGCTGTCTTTGTGAAGTATACTGGCACTTGTCCTTGTTTCTTGGCGTATCTGATAAGCGAAGCTGCCTGTCTACCCTTGCCGATACCTGTCATATCGCCGATGATAAAGGCATTGCCTTTCTTTGCTTGTTGTAAAGCGAGAGCTACTGAGTCTACTTGCTCTGCTGCAAGATGTGCGTATAGGTCTGCTTTATCGTTGTAGCCCAGTTCGTCAACCAAGAATTGGTCTGCGTCGCCCAACTTTTCCAAGTTCTTGTTCACGGACTCTTGTTGGTCGGCTGGCATAACGGCTTTAAGAGTAAACGGGTTTTCACTTCTTGGCGTATAAGCGACCTTCTCGGAACTTAGTTCACGTACGGGTCTGTCCACCCGCTCCAGTTGTCCCCGTGATCCCCCTCCGTTCCCGGTGTTGGTAACTCCATCAGCATTTGGCTGAGTGTTAGGTCGTCCATTTCCTCCTGATTTCTGTACGTTTCCTCCTGATTTCTGTACATTTCCTCCTGATTTCTGTACGTTTCCTCCTGATTTCTGTACGTTTCCTCCTGATTTCTGTACATTTCCTCCTTCGGTATTGGGCTTATTTCCTGCCCACTCGCTCTGAGTAACATCTGTCCCTGCTCCGTTTGCTCCAGTAGCTCCGTCAGGAAGTCCTCCATTTTCGCCTGGCTTGGTTCCTCCTTCTGTCCCCAATACATTGTCGGAAACTGGTTCGGCAGTCTTGTCATGTACTCCTCCAGTACGAACTGAAGGCTTTTGTTCGCCTCTTCCGTTTCCTCCTGCTCGTACTCCCTCTTCATTAGTGTTAGCAACGCTCGGCTTATGAGGCTTTGCGTTAGCGTCTTCTCCTCCTTCTCCGACGGGAGAATCCATCCTTCCACTTTGTAGTATATCATCGTTTATTCTTTTATAAAGTTCGTCATAACTCTTCACGGCTTCCGCTCTTGCCTTGCCCTTAACTGGGGGATAGGCATTCTCGTCAAAGCGTCGTCCGTTAATCAATATAATACGTGTAGGATAAGAAGTTCCCTGCTTTGCATACAGGCTTCCATCCACGTTTATCACGTCCTCCACATTATAGTGGCTGTAGAGATAACCAAGCAGAGCCTTATCCTTTGGATTCAGACTTCCGTTCTTGGCGTATTCCGTCTTGCCGCCGATGATGATGGCTGCACGACCGTTGTCTTTCATGCTCTCCAAGGCATTGATAGCCATCTGTCCCTCCAATGAAGAGATAGTATAACCGTCATAATCCCTTGGTGTGGCACTTCCAAATGGTGGGTTTGTCACAACCACGTCCACGTCCTTGTCCGCAAACGGCTGTGTTCCGTCTTGGCTTGTTACGTTCTTGAAGCCTTGTCTCTGCAAGTTGGCAAGTCGCTGTGCGTCGATGTCGTTCACATGTACCGCATCCTTAGGCAAGCCTATTGTCAGCATTCCGTTTCCGGCACTTGGCTCCAATGCGCTCTTTACTTCAATTCCTGCCTTCACATACATGTCTGCAAGGAATGCGTAAGGAGCAGGTGTGGAATACTGCTGCTTCATCACTCTCTCTGAGTCACGCTGATTAAGGCTCGGCTGATTCTCGTAGAGTTTCTTTATACGTTTGAACTTCTCGGTATTATTGGTTGACTCCGAAGAAGCGATACCTCTCGCTCTCTGTACGATGGCTGTCTCGGCAAGTTCCTGCAAGTCCGTGTCCTTCACGTCTTTCAGTCCGCATTTTTCTGCCATCTTTCTCAGCTCCACAATGCCGTTAAACTTATGACCGAAACCAAGCTGAATGTTAACTTTATCAACAAATCTTTTCTCGCGTAACTTTCTGTCCTCTGCTTCCTTGGAGTCGCCCACAAGCTCCTCCTTGTGCTTTGGCGAACTCTTCTCGTAGTAGTCTGCCCATTCCTTCAAGCTCATGCGCTGCTCACCGTCACGATAACGAATGTTCATCATCTGCTCGTAGATGGCATCCACATCTTCCTTCTTGAACACCTGGGCTGCTGGAGCAAACTCCTTGCGCATTTCTTTCACCACGTCTTCAAGATTGTGCATACCTCTCTTTATTCTTAGGTAAGCGTTCTCTGCCATTGCGCTCACAAGCTTAGGCAACACTTCAAGCTGTCTTGCATTAAGTCCGATGAACGATGCCGACAAATCCTCTCTGCCTGCTTTCAGCAAGTCGTTCCAAAGGTCGTTAACCTTCTTGTTCGACGCTTCTACAGCTGCATCGTCTGCCTTTTGCTGAGGCTTCTTTACTTCGCTCATAGCTTCTGCAGCAGCCTCTTTCTCTTTAGCAAACTTCTCGGCAGCATTCTTCATTCCCTCAATAGGGCTTGCTGAGGCTTCCACCTTAGGAGTTTCGGTAATTTCTGTTTTATTATCCGCTTGCTTAGTGGCGTTTTTCATCTTCGCATCCTTCACCTTTTCATAGATGCTCTCATAAACGGCACGATGCAAATCATCCGTCACCTCGCCATTCAGATAATCCACCGCCATATCCTTGGCAATGTCGTCCACATCGCTACTCCTAATCTCACCCTCAGTCAAAGGATGGTCTTTCTTGTAGTTCTCCGCAGCCTTACCAATCGGATCAAACGCTTTCTCTTCTTTCTTAGGAAGGATTGAAAGCGGTTCTTTATTCAGTTCTTCTTTTTCTGTATATTCGTTGTATCTCTCGCCTTCCTCTATTACGGATTTAATAATACGTGCCGCATCTGCCACATTATCCAATGTAATTTGTGGCAGCTTTGCAATAGGGTCGTTTTCTTTAATCTGGCTTATATTACGGTAGTCATTATCCAATGCCTTCAACTGGGCATACCAAGGGCTGTTCTTGTCGGCATATATCCAGCCTTCTCCGTTTTCATCGTAAGAAAGATGGACTCCTTCAAGTCCTGCATCTTTCAATGCAGAATCTAAGGCACTCTCGATAGTCTTAATAACTTCCGTTAAAGGTTTTATGAGTGCCTTATTAACATTATAGCTTTTATCGTTTTTCTTTGTATTCTTACAAATTGACAAATAAGACGAAAGATAGCCATGGCCAAGTGGGCTCGCAAGGATAGCTTCCACCAAATCTTTCTGTGCGTTCTTTATACGCTTCTTATCGCCACTCTCAACGGCTTCTTTCAAAGCCTTAGCAACAGGCGAAACCTGTTTCAAACCTTGGTCGCGAGACTCTATGTAAGCCTTGAATTTATTTTGAGGCGCAAGGTCTCCTTCTATTTCTTCCGTTCTTGGAAGTTCACCTTCTCTTTCCTCTCCATTCGGCTTAGTCGGCTCCACAGGCTCAGTAAGGGCCAGTGAGGCCTCGTGAGGCTTGTCACTTTTCTCTTCCTTAGCCTTGTCTACTTGTCGCTGTCCTTCTGTTGCTTGAACGTCTCTATCAGGGCTTCCTCCATTGTCATTCCCGGGTTTGCCTTCCTTATCTCCCTCCAATGGGCCACCGTTTTCTTCGGTAGATACATCATCGATATTCTTCCGCTCGAGTGTCTTATCTCCACTCTTTGCAAGTCCTTCTTTTCTTCTTCTGCCGCTTCCTCCTGACGTTTCTGGTTCACCTCCCTCAATGCTGCCAGCATCGCCATTTCCTTCTTTGCTTGAATGTCTTGTTTCATAGTCTTTCCAATTTCTAAGTTTCAAAAATTCATTGATAAATTCTTCCATCGTAGGTCTCTCGCCGAACATTTCCGTCTGGTTGGCATCTGCATAAGGAGCAGCATTTCTGTTATACGCCATCATCAGCTCACGGAAGTCCTCAACCTTACCCTCCAGAGCAAGAGCAATAGCCTGAGATATAGGGTCATATCTGTCCGCAGCGTTCTCGCCAAACATAGCAGGAGTGCGCAAGTATGCGTCCACACCGCTTCCGCCTTGACGAGCTTCGTACAGCAACTGCACTGCCTGGTCTATCTCCTTCATCAGAGCATAGTCGCCAAGTTTCATATTGTCCGTCACAGCACGGATGCCGTTCAGAGCCTTGGTTTTCAGCATAGCGTCAGCGCCCATCATACGGATAGTGTTCTCCGAGAACACGCTGCCAAGCAACAGGTTCTTCACAAAGTCCTTGCCAGCTGCCGAGAGCTTGTCCTCACCCTCACGCAATCCGGCTACCTCGTTCAAGCCAATAACGCCCTTATCAATTAAACGCTTTAGCAACGAGTTTATTGCAGTAGGATTGTTAAAGAATGCGTCAAGACTACCACTGCCCTCTATCTCTGATATAATAGTGCCTATCTCGTCTGCAGAAAGCTTCTTCGAGTTCGCCACTGCCTGCTGAGTATTGCCCTGCGATTTCTTCTCGTTCTTGTTGAACTTGGCAAAGGTTGCCGTGTCATACTTCATCGGCTCGTCACTCACAAGCACAAGGCGCGGATGCTTTATACCACTCTGCTCAATCTGCTCTGCGGTGAAGCCGTAATTCTCTGCATTCTCCTTCAATGCTTCAAGATAAGCACTGTCGGTACCGTTCTTTGCTGCCTTCTGTCCCGCCATCGTTCTGCCGTTACCGTCAACAACAATGCCGTCAGATGTCACAACCGGAACCTGGTCTACTGCCTGTCCGTCATACTTCATGGCTATCATATCCGTTACCATCTGAGCCTGCTTGTCATTCTCATAGTCACGGTCATTGATAGTCCTGCCTTCTTCGTTCACTGGGAAACCCTCACTCTTCTTATATCCGTCGTTGGCATTATGCGAAGGTGTCAGACTGTCTGCTTCAACAATCTCATAGTGTCCTCTTAGCTTGCTTCCGTCAGCCAATGTACGTGTACGCTTGTTGCCCACAATACGCTTACCGCTTTCAAACTTCTCACGAACAGCGCCTAAATTACCTACCGAACCTACACTACCTACCTTCTCCATTCCAGCCTTAACCTTATTCGCGGTCATTACCTTCTTGATATTGGTATATAGCTCCAGCTCTGCTTTGGCGGCATCAACCGCCTTCGCCTTCTGAGCCTCAGCTTCCTTGGCGTCGTTCAAGTCGCCCGTGTAGTCCACCTTTATTTTTTCGGCTTCCTTCAGCATCTTCTCGGCTCTCTTTATCTGTCCGTCTACAGCAGCTTCTGCGTTCTCGCCAAACTGCGAAGACATCCATTCTGCACCTTGCTCAGGAGTCATTTGCGAGTAGTCAGCAGTCTCACGGCCTTTCGTGTCCTTCATCATCGGCACAGGTGAGCCATCGGCAAATGTTAAAGTCTCGTTACTTCCATTGCCATTATCGGATGGATTTTTTTCTCCTTCCCCTATAGGCTTTACATCTTCAACTCCAGGCACCGACGCGCCCTCCTTCGGTGTTACAACACTCTCAGTCTTAGTATCGGATTTTTCACTTTTCTCTTTTACCTTTTCACTTTCAGCGTAAGCCACCGAGTTCATAACCTCCAACATCTCCTGATATTTCTTGGCATAGTCCTCCGTCTTTTCCACATGGTCAAGCTGCACGTCCTTCTTGCTCACGAAGTCCATTTCCTTTGTATTCGGGTCAAGCACGCTAAGCATGTCGCCAACGTTTTCTCTTGTTCTACCTTCACTATCAAACGCAACATCGCCAGCTCCAACAATCAGCAGTCTGCCATTGTTGTCCTTCACGAACAATATCTGGCCGCCCTCTTGCTTCTCGCCGTTCAGCTCGCCCTTGTAGCTCCATTGCTCCACATGCTTCTGCACGGTCTCAGCAATCTTCTGTTCAGTTCCGCGATACATGCCCACAGCCTTAGCCTTGGCGTTGATGTAGTCGGCAAAAGGTGCAAGCTGTTCCTGCGTCAGTCCCGAGTTTATCAGCTCCATGTATATCTGAGGTTCCGAGAGGCCTTCCTTTGTCAGTCTCTCATACTCCTGCTTCAACACATCGTTGCTTTCCAAGGCTGCATTAAACGTCTTTTCTGCATTATTCATGTTGTTCAGCACCTCATCCACAGCCTCGTTGTTAGGATTCTCCGTGCCAAGGTTATTTTCCTCAACCACGTCCTTGCCCTCTGTCTGCGACTGCTCGGGATGCAACGTTCCTTCTGGGAACTGTTCTCCCTCGTAAGCCTTTCTCAGAGCCACGCAAGCCTCCTGTTCTTCCTCGCTACGCTTCAACGGGTCTTTATCCATAGCTGCCTTCAACTGTTCAGCAGTAAAGCCAAACGTCTCGGCTACAGTCTCCAATGTTTCTTGCGCCACCTTCTCGTCCTTTATCTGAGCTGCACCATAGGCATTACTCAAACGTTGGTTTTCGCGTCTCAGTCTGAGTGAGTAAACTACAGAGTCTCGTTCGTCTTCAGTTTTGACGATATGTTCTGACAATAGCTCTCCATATTTACTATACTCGCTTACAGTGCCTCCTCCATAACCAATATACTCCATCATAGGACGTGACGAAGGAACCGTTCCCATAACCAAAGCAGAGAACTTAGCCTTTGTGTCCCAAGGTATTGTATTGTCTGCCATTATCTCATCATAGGCAGTCTTCACAAATTCAGCGTCCGTATCCTTATACGACTCCTCGCCCTTTCCTCTGGCTGTTGTCTTCTTGGTTTTCAACGCCCAATCAGTCAGGCTCTCATATCCGTAAAGTTTTTTCTTTATTTCCGGTGCATACTCGCTTCCGAACAGCTGCTCTTTCTCCTCATTAGTGAAAGTATATCCACCAAAGGCTGCTCTCTGTCCGTCAGATGTCATAAGGTTTTTAATATTTCTCGCCACCATGTCAAGATAGCTTTCCTTTTTGCCATCCTTCGCATAACGCTTAGGCAGTCTTGCGTGTGTCAGCTTCAAGGCTACGACGTTGGCGCAAGCTTCAAGTGTGTCTTCAACGCTCCAGAAGTCCGTATCATGTCCCTCTATCATCTTGGCAACATTACCACCAACGTGCATACCCCAACCTTCCATCGCCAACTGGAATACCTTGGCAGGAATACGCTTCACGCCACTTACATTATAGATTCCTGCACCTACAGCACCGCCGATACCGCCCATAGTAGCCCAGCTTGCGCCCTCAGAAAGACCTCCCATAGTCATGAGCTTTACGGTATTGCCAATAGAGGTATCATCACCCGTTGAGTAATTCTGAACAGCAGCATTCGTCGAACAGTACAGCACACCCGTCACGCCTTGGCTCACGGCTCCAGTACCAACCATACGAGCAATACGTCCACCCAAAGAACTATTTGCCACTCTCGCCATCTGTGCCACGCCACTGCCGAACACCTTTCCTGCAACAGCAGCACCTGCCTTTCCTAATGCACCAAACACAGGAGCGTCTGCAGCAAAGCTCAATGTTCCGCGTGCCACTCTCGCACCCATACCCGGCTTAACATCAGGATTTTCCCCGTTATCGGTCATAGCCATGCCTTGCTGAGCATACTGTCTCTGCTTCTTCGACATCATACCCATCGACAAGATAGTGCCTATCATCGAGTCGTTGACACCACGGATGATATATTCTGCCGTACTCTTAGGCATATTACGGCTCAATTCGCTCTTCTCAAACTCCTCAGCTATCTTTGCTTGCAAGCCAGGAGCTATATAATTCTTCACATAATCCTCTGGGTCGATACCGAACGAAGCTGCCTTTTCTACTATTTCCTTCTGCATCTTCGGGTCAGAGAACAACCCAGCCATGTCTTTCTCGGCATTCTTGCTGAGCTGATTCATTAGCTTGTCAGGGTCAAGGGCTTCATTGTAAGCCTTACCTGCTACCATATATGCAAATGGAGAAGCCTTGCTCAAAGCATCTTCTGCTGCAACACCTTTAACTGTCGCATCCTTAAACATCTTTTGGATACTATTGTTTATATATCCGCCAAGCTGTTTGTCAACAAGCTGTCTGCTGCTTTCTTCCAACTCATCCTCCAACTGCCCGCGTGTCTTCACAATATTGTTGTTCACGTCCTCGTTCCCAAGGTCAAAGGCAGGAGCATTACGTCTATCTCGCTCACGGTTTGTAAACTCTCTTCCTGCCTGCTCCACATTCTGCCCCACGATATGCTGTCTCTCCCTTGTCTGCTTCACCATCTGTTTCACAGCACCCGGCTTTGTGTAGCTCACGGGAGCCTGTAATCTCTGTACGGCATCCGCATTCTTCAATCCGCGCACAAGCTCGCTATCATTCTCCATCGGCGCTGAAGCGCTCTCATATGCCGTAGTGTTTCCCTGTGCTACAACACCACCGCCCCACTTCTGTCGCGCCACGCTCTGTTGTGCTCTGCCTAATGCGGTCTTTGGTTGCTGCTGAGGCTTTGTCACTCTTGGCTTCTGTAACTTGCGCATGAACTCCTCATACGAGCCTCCCAAGTCAGCACCATTCTTTGTAAACAGGTCGTACACAGCCTTTCTGTTGGCATAATTGCTGTTACCTGTAAACTTCTTTTCGAATGTATTATAGTCCTGGGTATAGCCGTTGTCAGCCATAAGCTTGTACATCCTCTGCAACTTACTTCTATCTATTGCCATATATTTTTCAAATTAAAGTTTAAAACCTGATGCCCAACCTCTTTTCTTCGGCTTGGCGTTATTCTTTCGTGAGGCTCTTGCCTTGTTCTGCTGCTGAGCCGCCTGACTCGTCATAGAAGGGCCTTTCTTACGTTGCGTCTTTGTAATCTCCTCGCCTTTGGAATTGTAAGTCTTCGTGCTAACCGAAGTGTTCAACTCTCCATTCGGCAACGCTCCGTATTCGCGATAATACTCTTGCTCCCACATCGTCATGTTTGGTTGATAACGCATTTTGCCGTTTTTGTCCTCAAACCAATACTTGCCGCCCGATGTCTTGCCTCCTCTGCCCGAACCGCTCTTTGCTGCTCGTTTTGCTGATATGCCAATACGTCTGTCAGCTTGATCGTTCTTGATTTTGTCCTGCTTCTTCTTATACTCAAACTTTTCATCGGCAAGCTTGGCGTTATGCTCATCTTTTCCTTTTTGATGCTCAAATCTCCCCTCTGCCAACGCTTGTGCTTTTCCTCGTATGCCAAGAGCAAGATTTTTGTACGCTCTATCTGCATCTGCCTCGTCTCGCTTCATGTTCAACAAAGCATCCTTATACGCAGCGTCAGCCTCAGCAGCAGCTTTTCTCGCACGTTCTGCCTTTCTCTTGTCAAGGTCTGCTTGCATCTCAGCAGTTGGACTATTAAACTTCTGTAGCGCAGCTCCCTTGGAAGTATTATAGATGTTCCCCATGTGTCGTATTGCATCAGCTAAAGTGGCTATGCGCATATTGTTTCTCGTCATGCGCTCGTCATAATCATCATCACTCTCGCCTTCACGCCTTCCTGGTCGCTTCTTCGACAATCCGCCAAGCCACTTAAAGAATCCGCCATCCCTCTGACTATCGTCCTTCTCAAACACAGCAGTAACACCCTTATCACCACCAACAGCACCCAAAGGCTTAGAGTTAAGAGCGTAAGCGGCTGGCATACTTCCCTCCATATTACTTGGGTTTGATGTCTGCCACGATTGCTGAACATTACTGCCCTCATTCACTGGCTTACCGTAAGGTGACCATCCTACATTTACAGGCATATTCTCAAACGTAGTAGGTCGTTTACCACTAAACACATTAGCCGGTTGCTGAGGCTGTGCCAAAACACCAGGAGCCACAACACCAGGCTGTGTTACAACACCCTTCCTCTTCTCCTTATCGTCCAATACTGTGTTCATAATCCTCCACGTTTTTCTTCAACAAGTCCAACGCCTGACCAAGGGTATTGACAAACTTCTCTGCCTTTTCCCTACGCTTGTACTGAAATTCTATCTCCATGTTCAGTGCAGCAATCACCTCGCACTTCTCTGACATGCGCTTAGCGTTCTTCTTCTTTATCCTCTCTATCACCTTGTCCTTATACGCCAAAGCATTCTCGGCCGACTTCAAGCAACACTCAAACATGTCACGCTCCTTTGTCACACCATCAAGCGCCGACTTCAAACGCTCAATCTCAGCTGCTTGCTCGTCAACGAGCGAATCCTTCAACAAACCCGCAGCCTCCATCACACGATTAACGTCTACACCTTTCTTCGCGTTTATATCAATCTTTTTCTTTCCCATAGCATAATCTTTTTTATTATTTTCCTACATGCGTTACAACGCTCCCTACACTCCAGTCACATTCTTCAGCTTATTGCTGTATTTGCTATACAGCACCTCTGCCTCGTTAATATTCGGAACAAGAGAACCATTGCTTGCAGCTTTAGCCTCAGTACTTTTCACATCAATGTTTCCCGCTTCTGGCGCCTTAGGAGTACCATCCAACGCCGATGCTGCACTCATCATCGCATTACTCATATTCTGAGCGGCTGCAGCCGTAGTCTCTGCCTGCTGATTGTAAATATCCTCTCTCTGCTTAGAAAGATTCTGCTCGTTCCTCATGTGCTGATCCGAAACACTCGCCTTTCTCGCCGTGTCATTGGCGCCAATATTCGCAATAGTATTACCCATCGTCCTATTTGCTGCCTCCTTTGCCATAGCTGTACTCGCGGCTGTTCCACCGCCAACGGCTGCAGCTCCATCCGCCTTACGAATGTAATTGTCCTGAACCTCCTGAGCCCTACGCATCAAGTTCTGACCAGCCTTTGTATCCAAGTAGTCCGTATTATACTCCTTGTCATACCAAGCCTTCTCCGCATTCGTGCGATATTTCTGCTCGGCCAATGCTCTCTTGGCTGCCTTACGCGACTTAAGACCTCCAAACAACGAACTACCTACACTCAAACCTAAACTGGCTGCACCAAGCAAACCTATCATCGGATTATTCGCACCCGACAACTCACTAAAGCCTAATGGCAACCTAAAGTATCTGCTAATGTCTGTCATATCTATATCTTTTTTAATAACCATAACTAACATCCTTTCTCTCCAGTACCTTTTTCTTGGGGAATATAACATTGACCCCCTTTTCCGATAGTACCTTTTCCAGGAAATATACTAACGACCTCCTTTCTGTGGAGTACCTTTTCTTGGGAAAATGATGATGACCTCCTTTGAGAACAGTACCTTTTTATACCTATGCTTTTATCTACTATAATTCGCAGCCAGTACCTAAGCCCCCACCCCCTTTGGGTCGTTCATCATCCACCTATGCCTCATCGCTTCCTTATCATCGCCATCATGCTCCAACCACTCCAACACGTCAGCACTCTAACCTATCCTCCCATATCACCCACCATGCCACATACCACTCATGCCACTATCGCCACCCCTCCACATCATCAAGAGCAATCATCTTTCCCTCGTATTACCTACCATGCGTCTACCAAAGCCATACCGTAACCTTATAACACATTGTATATCAGTCATTTACTCTTTTGACTTCTGACCCCGCAAGGGTCATGTGTCAAGTAGCACAACATTTGGAAGTCGAAAAAGGCAAGGACAGAAAGCCAAAGAGCGCATCCAAGAACCATAAAGCCATTACAACAAGCCAAAAGCCACAAAAAGAAGCCATAGAAGTCCTTAGTAACGTCAAATTTAAGGAGAAAAGTAACACCTTTTTCCGTATTTCGTCTTGTCACAATTTTTTACCTTCCCTCACAAACCTCTTTATCGAGGCTTTTACCTAAAAATCCGACTTTTTAAACAGTACAAGCGGTCTAACCCCCGTAATTTTTGAGACCGAGAGTTGATTTAGTTCCGAGATAGAACAATTAAAAGGCATATAAATGTACGCGCGAAAAACCACTTTTGTAACAATAAAGTCAAAAGAAGGCAAAACAAAGAGTTGCAAAGGTCAGTAAAAACGACTTGCAAGTCGGAAAATCACGAAAAAACCACAAAAACACGCCTTATTCGCTCAATAATGCGCATAAAGCACCTCACCGCATAAACACAAAAAGCCACTCCAGTGAGGATAGAGTGACTTATTAATTATATATAGGAAAAAGGGTGTATATCTGTATTGGAGAAAGAAAGAACAATGGGGAGATAAGGGAGGCTGCGCCTCCCAAGGGCTGATGCCCTCCCTCCACTGAGGCTAACGCCATGAGATATGGCACGCTTCTATTGCCACAATGCATTAACAACCCATTTTCCGACCATGTACATAACAATGAAGGAGGCAGCGGAAACGATAAACACAAAAACACGCACCAAAAATTCAATTACTTTCTTTTTCATTTTGCTATACTTTTTATTTCTTCCACAATTGTGTTGAACTCCTCTAACGTGTCGGCAGTATAATGGATGCCCTTGAAGCGCACGAAGGCTGCAAAGTCGCTGCTTGTCTCCTGAGGTGTATTAACCTCTTCAGGAGATGCAAATAGTTGCCACATCGGCACATCAAGAGCAATCGCAATCTTTTCGAGCGAAGCAGTTGTTAGAGATTCTGCCTTAAGCATTTGTCCAACCGCTTGTTTGCTGACACCCATTTTTTCACCTAATGACACGTTAGTAAAGCCTTTACTTGTCATTATCTCTTTTATTCTTGTGCTCATGTAAATTATCTACTTTATGTTAACTACTGCAAATATACTCACAATATTAAATAAGTAAAGGAGTTTATTTACTAAGAAACGTTAAAGAAAAGAATATTCTTTACTAAAAACTTGCTTTAGTCAAGTATTTACTTTACCTTTGCAATCGTAATCAAGAGATTACTTCAACATTAGTATTAACAATTTAAACTCATACAATTATGGAAAAGTACGATTATTTATCAGCAGTGACAGCAGATGTAAAGGACTACATCAACGACAACGTGGACTTCGCAGACTATGAGAATGCCGACGAACTCAAAGATAAACTACAGGATGAACTTTGGACGGTTGACGGAGTGACAGGCAACGGCAGCGGTAGCTATACATTTAACGCTTGGGAAGCAGAAGAGAACATTTGCCACAACTCCGAACTAATCGCAGAAGTAGAAGAAGCATGGGGAAAACTGAAAAGAGACGACCCAGAGGGTATTGACGTCGCGATTCGCTGTTATCTCTTATCGCAAGCAATCGACGCAGCAGTAGACGAGCTTTGGGAAGATAAGGAAGACTGATTGAAGATAAGGTGGGCTACCGCCCACCAAGGCTTCGCAAACATTAATAACAATAAAACATACACATTATGAGAAAGTATATAGTTATCGGCATTTGTAAGCATTCTTCTGGTCTGTACAACCTACAAATAGTTGCAGAGTATACCGACAGAGAAAAGGCACGAAACGACGCACGGCAGCGCAACGAGAGCAATACAGATAAAAAACATCATTATTACAAGGTTTACATAATATCACATCCTTTATTATCCTAACAGCTATGTTATACTTAGAAAATCTCAATGATGGTTATTGGCGTAACCACGACGAACACAAGCAACACTATATTGGATGGATTCAAATATTCAACGCAGCGGCAGCTATCAACAAGCGCAAAGGATATAACGACTTATATCTCAAATGCAAGAAAAGCGCAAAGGATGCGAAGCGCAGCCTCCAAAGAGTATTGACAGGCAATATTTAAACCCCACAGCCGTGACCGACTGAAAGGCAAGCGGAGCGAGACCGCACACGGCACAACACTACGTAGAATGCGGTACAGATTTTCGTTAGAGATTCCTTTGAGCCATCCGCCTAAAAATGACTGAAAGCGAAATCGAGAGGTGCAAACTCTAAACACAGCGAGAAAGGGCGCTCTATCCCACCGACAAATCTTGGTGAAGTCGTAAAATCACAAGACGTGAACCCACACGACAAAGTCCTGTGTGTCGTACGGCATTACGGCACGTTGAAGAAAACGTTAAGAGAAGATAACAACTTACAAACAGTCGGCAGCCGTGAAAGTAAAGGCTTTCACTTGTGGTTCGAGTCCACACACGGAACTAACTTTTAAACATTACAGATATGAAACAGAGTGCATATTTAGGCTTTAGTTATGATAATTGTAGCACAACAAGGAAGCTCAAAAGCAAGACCCTTAAGGGTATGTTCGCTGAAGCCAAGAGAATAGTAGACAAGTACAACAAGGTCGGTTGTCTGAAGATAACCTTACATTATGGTGTATACCTCGCACCTGTACCAAGATATGCGGGAGACTGCAAATTTATGGAGTTTACTTTGTACGACCGCAAGGAAGAAGAGAGAATACGACACTAAAAACATTACAGATATGATAGAACTTATAATTGTAGTTATGGTTGCCTCCTATGTAGCGGGTATATATGTAGGTAGACATTGGAGAGAGTATACACAGGAATAAATCGGAAGATAAGGGAGGCAGCAGCCTCCCAACGCTTCGTCTAACTTAAATCTCATGGCACAGAAGACAAGAGTAGTTAATCTTACACCGATAGACGCTATACTTTTGCGCAATGTCTTTAATTGCTATATCGACAACAAGCGCAAGCAGCTACAGCGTAAGAACCTCGCACCGATAACACGAAGGTTTATCGATGACGATATTGAATGTATAACAGAACTCATGACAAAAATCTTTAACAAATGAACAAATTATTAGTATTAGCACTGATAGCAAGCACATCGCTTGCAATCGTAACAACAAAGAAAGCGACAGATACAGAGTACGACAACCAACAGATAAAGGAAGACGTACGACAGTTAATAAACGACATCGACCAGTACGGAGACATCGACACATACACAGGTTCAGACCACTTCGAACGGCTCTACAATTGGTCTCACAATCTTAAAAACAAAGAACAATGATAGAAGAAATAAAAATTAACGGCACACCCTTTTATGTTGGATTAGCAGATGTATATGGTGGAAAGATGTGGTTCATATGCAAATGGTATCTTGACAACGAACCATCCACTCGTAAATTCTGGACTAAGAAGGAACTCGAAAACCACTTGCGTAAAATCGAGAATAAAATCATCAGACGTGAATTACTTGCCATGTTACACAAGATACACGGCAGAGCAGTATGTTACGCACGGTAGCTAACATCCGTTGGGGAAAGAAACCATCTCGGAGCGACACCGACAACGGAACGAACTTAAAACATAAAAAAATATGAAGACAAACATTATTCCATGTCCTATCAACGAAAAGGACTTATGCAGTGACACTCTATTCGACGACCTCTTCGATAATAGCGAGTACGTAGAGAAAGGAAACAGATATGTCGGTTTTATCTGTGATAATATCGCCAAGGTTGAGTATAACAACAACTTCGTTCACATGTCATTCGAAAACTCTCTACACGATAGAGAGACAAAGCAAATCGAAGAATGGACACGTGAGATAGAAGACAGCTACAACGAAAATCTGATAGACGAAGATGTACGGTTAAATGTACGCTTTAAAGTCTTTGCGAAGTCTTGCGATACATACTTCGAATATATCATCAACGAGAAGTAACCCCACAGGCTGAATGTGGTTCAAGCCACTCCACTTCGATGCAAGGTCGGAGCAGCCACCAATATTAATAACAATTTAAATCATACTATTATGGCAAAGTACAAAGTATTGGTTATTGAAACCTTAAGCAAAGAGGTTGTTATCGAGGCTAATAGCGCAAAAGAGGCAAAGGCTATCGCTAACGATATACGCAGCAAAGGAGAGCTAATCCTTACGGCTGATGATTTTGATAACTTCTCAATCCATTGTTGGGAAACTTGTAAAATTAACGAAAAATAGAAACACTATGACATTACAGGAATATCTTGAAACTAAGTTGGGTGAAATGGCAAGCCAAGACCCAAACTTCCGTGAGCGTTACGAGGACAAGAAGAAATCTATGACCAATTGCCTCTGCTATGTCACTCAACAGGCACGCAAACAAGCGATAAAGGGTTGTGCTGCAATTTCCGATGAGGACGTTTTGCAGATGGCAGTTCACTATTACCAAGAGAAGGACGTAGAGCCGACCAAAGAAACGGCACAGGCTAAGGTAGTGGCAGCAGCACCCAAGCAAGAAAAACCGCAGCCAGTACTTATCCCCAAGCCACAACCCAAGAAAAAGGCTAAGAAAGTAGACAACTCATTACAACTTGATTTATTTGGAGGAATGTAATATGAAACCACGCACCAAGACAGAACAAGAGGTTGTTAACCTCTCTCACAAGTTAGGCGAGATAGGCAAGCGAGACAACGCTCGCCTTATCCGCAACACATACGGCTCTTGCAAGTACGAGGATATGTACAACCGTTGCTATGCCGTTATCAACCAATCTTACAAAGGCTGGCAAGTGCTGCGCTACTTCCGCATCGACCGACACGGCAAGCGTAACATTTCCTATAGTACATGGGAGGTTTTCCAACTATGGAACAAGGTAGGCGAAAAGCAGATACTTATAGCACGTCAAAGAGCGTTCCATTATTACGTAGACGCTTTCCTCCTTTCCTCTCCATTGGAGATACGACAAAACCCCAAATACTGCGCATCGTGGCTGCACTTCACCGATGTAGGCTTTTCCTATATGTACGACAAGTCCATCGACAGCACATACAAATATTGCGACAGCCTTATTCTTGCAACTGAGCGCAAGCAATGGTATCGTTTCCTGTCCGTAGACAAGTTTGCCGAGACAATCCTTAAGCAGCGTCACGAACTTGCCGAGTACATGCTTACTAACAACATACTTGACAAGGAATACATGAAAGCCATACGCATTATGTTCCGCCACAACTATGTGCCAATGAACGAAGGGCACACGGCATACAATCTCTACTTCGACATGCTACAAAACATGAAGTATATAGGTTGCGACCTCTCCAACCCTCATTTCGTGTGTCCCGACAATCTCATGCACACGCACGACTGGGCATTGCACGCTCGTCAGGCTCTTGAAGCCAAGCGCAAGACCAAAGCCGAGCACGAAGAGGAGATACAGCGCATCAAGTGCGCTATGGATAAGAACGAGAAGTACATCAAGGCTCGTAGCTGCTTCTTCGACATGACCATTAGCGACAATCTAATCACGTGTCACGTCCTACAATCGGTAGACGAGTTCTACGAGGAAGGCACAGCGATGCACCATTGCGTATACGCCAACAGATATTATGAAAAGCAGAACTCGCTTATCCTTTCCGCTCGTATCAACGACAAGCGTATTGAGACAGTAGAGGTAGACCTTAAGCAGATGAAGGTAGTTCAGTGCTACGGTGCTTGCGACAAGTTCACGCTCTATCACGACCGCATTGTCAATCTCGTCAACAACAACATGAATATGATTAAACAATGTATGAACAATAAACAATTAGCAGTTTAGATTATGAACGAAATCAGAAAGATTGCAGTCGGAAGTTCGTGGAGGATATTTCCCTTGAAGCCAACGCCTAACCGTAAATTTTTATTAACTTTGCAAAACAGAAAGGAGGAAACCATTATGAACGCAAAAGAATGGTGTATAGTAATAGTATTTATCTTAGCTTTGATACTTGCCTGTTAGGGCATAACCAATAGCGAGTCATGACAATCTTGTGGCTCGCTATTTCTTCAACACCAAACACACTTAATCATATGAAATCAATAATAGTAATATACGACGACCTCTTCGAACTCGACCGCACCGAAGTAGCCTATCAAGGCGAGACGCAACTAAAGTCAATCGTCAAGTCTCTCATGGCTGACCATCCCGAGAGCGAGAAGGCAGAGGTCTACAACAAGATAACACAATCTCTTGTCTATGCCTACAAGCGAGACATTAAAGGCAACATATCCGAGATAGAGCGATACGTGAAGCGACCATCCAAGCGCAAGACAGCAGCCATGGCACCCGACCCCAAGTACCCCAAGCGCATGACCTTTTGGATGAACGATGCAGTATACGACCGTCTTGACAACCTACGAGGACACAGAGCTGCTTTTGTGCGCAAGGCAGTCGAGGAGAAGCTTGAACGTGAAGGAGACCCGCTGCCTATTGACCCATGTCCCAAGGCAGAAGGACACCCCGACCGACGATACCACCGAATGTTCAAGAACTTGCCACAAAGCCTACGTACATACGACGCACGTACCACCTACCGCTCACCGCTCACCATTGTCAAGACTCCCGATAATCTTTGGCGAGTCTCCTATGGCGAATACTCCACCCTACAAGGCGCGCCTTCTACCGAGAACAAAGACCTTCTCTCGGCTCTTGAATGGCTCGATATGTGGATTAAGAAATACGGCAACAAGTGGATCGTCGGCAAAGTGATAAAGGATGAGGAGAAATAATCTCCTTATCCTTTTTTTAATATATATCAAGAAAAAGGTGCATTTGTTTACAAACTCTTTCTAAAATCTTTCATTTTGTTATTATTTTCGCTATATTTACGTTTTTCTAAAACAATAAGGCTTATGAAAGAGTTATCTAAACAAACAACAACAGAGGTGAGCATAATACTCAACCGTTCAATCTTCTTCTTTTACGAGAAGTCTCTAAGATACGTCCCAGTCTTCCTCATGCTATGCCATTGGTATGGAGTATACAGCTTTCACGAAAATCCACGCGAGATACTCATAGACATTCGTGAGAACGAGGAATGCATCGTCTACCTCTATTTTATGGTCTATATCTTTCCCGTTGTCTTCATGCTCCCCGCAAGCCACTTCTTCAAGCTGTGTTGGATATGGCGCATACCGTTTGTCTACATCATTGGCACCAACGCTATCCGCCTCTATTACGGCGCATGGCTCATTACCAACGAGATGTACGATGCCGACTTCATACTCATAATCATGACCTTGGCTCTGTATGTCTATGCCTTCGTGCAGGTGATATGCCGCTGCTTCCGGCACAACAGAACGTCTAACACTAAAAACAAATAACTATGAATGTACGCAACTTACTTGCTGACGCTTTCGATAGCGCAGCTTCACGCATCCGCAACAACTCATGCGGAATGACAGACCAGGAGATGGAGTCAGCTCTTCACAAAATGCTCTACCTCCTCGACTCCGACCATCATTTCAACGAGGACAACGCACGTGCTGCCATCGCCCAAATGTACTACTTCTGTGACGACACGCACAAGCGTTATGCACCGTTCTTCCCCTACGAGGATATACGTGCAGCTTACGACAAGATGTATCTTTCCTTGCCCGACGATTACAATTTCTGGGACTTCTGTGTTACCATCAATCTTATGTACTCAAACCACATCGAAACACTCCGCTCATGGTTTCACGACCGCAGCCGACTGCTACAGAAGTCTTGCGAACTCGCACGCAGCTTCCTACTCGACGAGGACACCGACCATCCGTCGGATAAAATATGGTGGTATGTGAACTCTTGATGATAAACAAAAAAGCGGATGGTGTAGGGGGTTTGCTTCCCTCTCCATCCGCTTTTTGTTATTCCTCCTTTTTGCTTTGCTTGTACTGCTTGCACTTGTTACGCAGCCATGACTCCAAGTTCCGTGTCTCCTCCATGAGCCGCTTCTTGCTTTCGAAGCTCAATACATTTGGCTTTGCTGTGCTTACCGTATCGGTATATTTGTTGCGCACATAAATGTGAGGAAATACTTTGTACGTGTATTTGTTAGGCAATGGGATTATGCCGAGCAGCTTTCTTTGCGAGCTACGCAATATATACCCCGTGAGGTAAACCATCTTCACCTCCTCTCCGCAAATCTTAATTTCTCTTTCTGCTTCCAACATCATGTTGCTAACAGAAACCTCTGTGTTGTAGATAATTCTTTTCTCCATAGTGTGTTTGTTTAATGCTACAACTTAATCCCACGGTGTTTTGATTGTTCTACGCTTTACGTATCTCTTCGCCCACCACAAGAACAAACGGGCAGCGATATTGATAACTGCAAAAAAGAGAATCGGTATGAGCACTACCCACCACGACCAGTTAATCACTCCGCAGATTTTCAACACGATAAAGGCAAGCTGCAATGTTGCCATGAAAAAATCTAAAATGTTAATCTTCATATTATTTGTTTTTTAATGTTGTACTTTATTATTTACTATTATTGGCATTACCATGTATCCTACGACATCTACGTGTTCTTGGAGGTTGATGATATGCTTCTTTTATTGTTTCAGTCTCGGGCACATGTTCCCTTTCGTCAGCCTTGAACATATCTTTTATAAACCGACGCAAGCTCCTCCTGGTTATAATTGGTTTCTTTTTCGCTCGTATTCTTATAACGTAAAAACCAATACTATCGTCGCGATAACGATAACCATATCCACTTTTAAAAGCAAAATACGTCCTCTTAAGTTTTACACGCCTTTTGTTTATACGATAAGCTTCAGATAATACCTTCTTAAGCTTTTTCTTTGCAATACGTATTTTCATACCGTCTCCATTTTATAATATTAAACCTTGAGCAGCGGAAGTAAGTCCTATAAGGGACAAACTCCCCCTTGCTCCTTTCCTCTTTCATGCGTCTTTTGTAGAGCATGGTCAGCTCACGACTCGCTTTCCGGTCTAATAGGTTGCCGTTATAGACATTCCATTTTTCCGTCAATTGATGAGGATACATTCTCATTACTATTTCCTTCCTTAACGCTCTGTTCGGCTTTTACTCGTTCCAACAACCTGTGCAGCCGTATTCTTTTCAGCTCCATTTGCTTTGCCTCGACAATACTCTGAATCTTCCTTACGTATTGAGACTGTAGTCGCAAAGCTTCATCAAGCCGCATGTCATAGCTTTTTAACCAGTATAAGACACGACGGTGTTTCACTTTTGTACCCTTTGAGGCATACATCCAACCATCACGAAAAGCCCAACGTTCCGTCCAATAAGAATGATACTTGCGCCTTTTATGTCTGCATAACGAACGATAAACGTTATAAACGTAACCCGCCTTAATTATTTTCTTTGCCAATCTTGCTTTCATAGGCTATTCTGTTTTTAGGTTCAACTTCTCCTGCCATTCCTTATCGTGGATAGAGCCAACAATCTCTACATCGCCTTTATAGGCGTTAACAACGACTCCATATAACGGCCATGTGCTTGTGAATACAGGGATGGCATACACCACATCGAAGCAGTAACCTCGAACACCATCAGCAACATGACCGATAACCTCGCCATTATGGGCGAGGATATCACCGTCATATATTTCCTTGCCGTTCTTGTCTTTCAGTCCAGTGTTATTACCAACAGTCTCTGGGTCAACCTCATACCCACCAACCATTGTACGAGGCTCTAAGCCTGTTGTTGTCACTTTTTGATTGTGAACTAAGTCACCATATCGCCAAGCGTCTGTGAAGACATCTTTGCCACGAAATTTGATTGTTCTCATAAATTATTCCTCCTTTCTGTCGAATCTGTTTTCAACCACACAACAATAGTCAATTTTGCCATCTATTACGATAAGTGTAGAAAAAGGATAACTTAAACCATTATCTTTTTTCACACGAAAACAACCATTGAAGAAAACAACTTCTCCTTTTAGACATGGTGAAGCAAGAATATCATGCTCCCAAACTTCTTTTCCTTTCTTGTCTTTCAGTCCTGTGAACTGACAGACGGTGTCGGGGTCAACCTCGTGTGTAATGTTTCTATTCAATATACTTTCCTTTTGACGATTCTCGATAATATATGTATTATCATTCTCCTCGTAGAAGTAGCCACAAGTCCATTCTTTATTATCAAGGCGTTTAGCCTTAAATTTGATTGTTTTCATAATCTCTATAAATCCGTTATGTTGTTATTGTTTTCGCTCAGACGCGGTACTTCCGGCTCAAGACTCAATGTTACCCTAACAGGTTCGTCTTCCCAAGATAAGTTACTAAAGTTCCGAGGAACGACAAACCTGCTACTCTCATATTCTCTTACGGTTATTTCGTCATTGCAGCAATAAATGCCGTTCTTGAATTTACACCAGAATCCAAACCACTCGTCACGAAACGGCTTATCCGGAAACAGCACGAGCGTATTGTCTCTATCGCAAGCGAGCCATAAATACTTTTTGTTTTCTTTCATAGAGCTATTCACTTTTAAGTTCCACAGGTTCATCATTCCAGTTAAGCTCTCGTCCGATAAGCTTCTTTATGCTACCTTTTGGAAGGTTTAGCATCTGTTTGCTAATCCAAAAGTCAGCAATTCTCATAGGTTTTTCTGGTGAGATTTTTTCTCTACCTATTTTGTCACAGTATACAAATGCCATAACTATATCTTTTTAAGTTTTATCTTTATTGCCTTCAAATTTCTTTCACCTCCATCCCAGAAGCATGAACGTCTAAGATAGAAAGGTTGACCTTTAAGCCAAGGGAACTTATTATAAAAAGCCTTCCATTTAGCCCTTCCTGCAGTCAAAGAAGGCACTTCAATACAGCTTCTAATATAGCAGCTACCAAAGACTAACGTATTATCACAAACGTTTTTATCCATAACTATTCCTCCTCCTTTATGCCAAATATACTACCATCAGGGAAGGAAACGAGCGAACCACATACTATTTTATCTGCATATTTAAGAGTGATACACTTGTCCTTGAACTTAATGTTTTCTATTTTCATATACTAATCATTTATTTTCAACTTCTCAAAATAAAACTCTACCTCCTTATCGAACTGGGGAACAATAAGACCATAGGCAATGCTCATCTTTACCTGGAACTTTGCAGCACCTCTTAGCAAGCCAACAGCCTGTCTCTTTATTTCCTCTCTGAACTGCTCCAAGGTCATATCTCGCTTTCGAAAGTTACAAGCTCGGCAAGAAGGCATATAATTCTCCATACTATCCTCACCATGAGAAACGATATACTTACCTTCTTTATCACTCCAACGTGAATAGTTTCCACGATTCTTAGGAATGAAATGGTCTATTTGCATATCTTCGAGTTTTATTTCTCTTCCGCAGTATGCGCAATGATGGTCGTATTTCTCCCAAACTTTGATTCTATCTTCCTTCTTCATAACTTATTTCAGTTCATCAAAGTCAAGCAACTCTTTGAGCTTGGAATTGCTTATAAGCATATCAAACTCCGGGTGCATTGTAACCTTGCGATATTCATCACTTCCTTCGTATTTTGCTTGTAGTAAGAGGTTTATTCAATACGATTTGATAGCTCTGTATTCTTCTGTCTTTTCGCCAGCCACAATCATATCGAACCACTGCTTGCTGACTGTGAGGGTCAATATTTTCTTTTTCATTTCTTTTATCTTTTTAATCTTCATACACTAACTAACTTTCCAACCAAATGATGGTCGTGCTTATCGTAAGCAATTCCATACTTGAACATTTCTTCAAAAAGCATAAGACGCTCCTCGTTGGTTGCCAACCGAGTAGATTTCTTTTTATCCTCGGTCATTGTGAAATGAGAGCCTACCATTAAATTCTTATATTCCTTATGGAGATAAAGATAACAGAACAGATTATGATATTCTGGTTTCCAACACTTACATAACACAATCCAATTATTATTTATCACAACTATATTGCCTTCAGCAACTATATCTTCAAACATATTCTTTTCCATACGCTATTTCTTTTTAATTACATAAGTTGTATCTTTGTTATCAACCACATAGATACCCAATGTATCTAAATGGCAAGGGCAATCTGGGTCGTGAACAATACTATTGCGACTTCGAGAATTATCCCATACCAAATAATGGTGTCCTTTATACCACCATTCATCAGTTGGAGCTATCTGTGCTTCTCTAAGTTCCTTCATCTGTTCCTCGCTACAAGATACAAGCGAAAGAATAGATAGTACTATAAAAATAATCTTCTTCATACGCTACTTCTTTTTATCTAACCATTCCATTACGCTATTATAGGCATCATTTTCGTAACCTCTCATAAAATACTTTAAATTGCCTCTATCTTTCAGATAATCAGACAAATCACCTCTCCAATAACCATGAACTTGATTGTTCTCATATTTTTTATTTCTTTTCAATTAATCGTTCGTACTCTGACATTGTGATTTCTACAAGGTCTGGATTGTCCTTGTCAGCTCGGATATTGTCGTCTAAACGGATAAAACAATGTCCTTGGGAATAACGAAGTTGGGGAAGTGCGAAGCGACTATTATTCCCTTCCCTTAATCCCAGCTGTTCGAGAATTTTTCTGTAATTAGTAACTGCATTATATGAAGATAAAACAGCGCCAATAGCTTTCCCTTGCTTGGTTCTTCTGACAAGAACAATCCTTACATAATCATGGGACACATCTTCCTTTTTCCATAACTTTTTGTCAAGCCGTTCCCATGTTTCTTTGTCTACTAAAATAGACTCAATTTTACAAATACGTATCATTGTGGAGTCTGGTGTGTAGCCGCCAAATTGTTTAAACTCAAAACCTACAGCTTCTTTACACCTTTTAAAATAAGCTTCAAGTTCTTTGTCTTCGGCTTCACAAATGCTCTTGATGTACTCGTAAGCCTTGCTTCCCTCTTTTGCTTTGTATATCATTACTTATTCCTCCTTAATACCGAAGGGCGTGCCATCGGCAAAAACCCATCTTTTAAATGCACAGGCGTATTGTCACGCTCCTTCTTTTCCTCCTCGATAGCCTCGATTTGGTCTTTCAGTACCTTCAAGTACTTGTCCATCACCATATCAATACCGCTTAACGTTACGGTCTTCTGCGGACCGTACTCTTCAAGCAGCTCTTGTGGAGTCTTACCTTTCAAGAGATTCTCGATAATCTCATACCGCTCACTCACTTCCTTGTATTCTACCTTTACTATGTCAAGGATAGAATCATAAGATTCATACATCTTTGCCATTTCGTAAGGGTAAAGAACAGAAAACTTGTCGCCAGGCTCTTTCATTATAAAACAGTCAACTTCTACCATCACAAAGAAAGGTACTAAGCTCCGTTTCGGCATTAAAAAACTAAGAGCTTTTGAATCCCAAACAGTACATTCATCACCGATAAATGTTTCCACCTCTTCCTTATTCTCGCCTGTCCATTGAACGGCCTCAACGAAATCAGACTTTCTTTTATACTTTTTAATCATAGATGTATTTATTTTACTTATTCAAACTCGTAGACGAAGACGTAGGGGTTAGATTTCCATGTGCCCTTACCACAGATTTTGTCAATGAGCAGGGAGTATGGTTTTTTGGCTGTCCCATAGGTGGCAGATTCATCTGTGATGCTGTAAAAATGCGCCTTGTTTATTCGGCTCTCAAAATCCACGATACCCTCAGCCAAACAATCCTCTTCGCTGATGTCTTGCAGACGCTCGATACGAATGTTGGTGATATGGATGCAGTGAGGCATTAGGTTTGCACGGACGAACATCTTGTTGGTATAACCTTTACTTCGTATTAACGCATCTCTTAGCTGCAAATCTTCCACATGAGTAATGCCTAAGACATCTTGATAGGATTGCGCTACAGCGACCACGTCGTAGACGTTGTAACGTGATTTGGCAATCATATACTCGCCATTGAATATAGCGGCACTGCCACAAACATGGCCTTCATACCCATAGCCTTTGATAAGATTTGGAACTTCTCCGTTATAGGCAATACGTCTTGTCTGTGTCTTGCGACCTTCAAGTACGGCTCGGGTGAGTCCGTACTTGTCGTTGAACATAATTTTCTTCATAATTACATTCCGTTAATATGAATTACTTTTTCTCACTTGTGATACTCGTCCTTAATTGGTTCAACCTTGAAACTTTTATAGGAGTTACTTCCCATAAGCTCATCGTTATTGCCGAGACTGAGATAATCCTCAACAATTTCTTTGACCTCATCTTGTGTGTAACAATCACCTTCTTCAAGAGTGATTGTTACCTTGAATGAATATTGTTTCTCTCTCATTCTCTAATACTTTTAGTGCTTTGTTTAAATTATACTTTAAGTTCCGCGTCCAAGCCCAATGCCCAAAGTATATGCTGTAGCTCATGGACGTACTTGATAATCCTTACCTTAACAAATAAGAGACGCAAACTACCCAAGCCTACTTGGTAGCCTTTACCGTCACCCAAAGGCTTTAATCCTAATCTGTTTTTTGCATAGACAACAGTGTCTTCCCGCATATTAAACCCGTTCTTTTCGAGGATTTCGGGGGTAAGGGGGATGGGGTCGATATTGCGACACAATACTCCCCATGGCCATCTGTCGTTTGAAATGGGTTTAAGACCAATACTACCTTCGTTTTCTTTGTATAGGGGTGTGGAACGTACTTCTGATACTTTTCCTATAGTACCTTGTTCTAATGAGCAGTTCTCGTTAACGATTACAAGGTCGCCTATTCTTAGGTCTTCCGCTTTAATCATTTCTCACCTCCTTCCGGTAACAGGTCGTCAAAATAACACCATTTAATAATACGTAATCCTTCAACATTGAGTTTCCAAGGATATTTTGCAATACGTCTGTCCTTGTCGTAAGAAACCTCATTCATTAAACTTATATATTGGATAATAAGAGGTTTGTCTATTTCGGGTTCTTCACTTGCGTCATGCCATAGAAAGTCAATATTAATATATTCGCATAATTTTCCACTCCTCCTTTATAAGGAACTGCATTAATGCGAGCATCGGCTATACCGTCTGTTTCGCATGTAGCAAGCTGATAGTCTTTTATATAAATCCTTTGTGGTATTTTCTTTTCGTCTATCATTTTTCACCTCCTTTCGGCATCTTCATGAACGCCATCCAAATAGTATTGTTTTTTATTGTTGTGCGATGTCCGAATACTGGTCTATAGTCGGTGATAGCATTTAAGACATCATTGACTTTTATCTGTTGCTCGTTCCATTTGAAGATGAGAACCCCAAAGTCTGCCAGCACCCTCATACATTCATGGATGGAGTCGTTTATGAACTGCTGCCAATTCTCAGGAAGTTTCCCATATTTCTTGCAGAGCCAGGATTTTTCGCCTACTCTTGCGAGGTGAGGAGGGTCAAATACAACCATACGAAATGTTCCTTCTTTAAATGGCATATCAGTACAATCCGCTATCATATCCGGACGGATATCAAGTTTACGGCCATCACATAATGTCTCGTGTAACTCCCTTATATCTGTAAAAAGAACATTAGGGTCTGCCTTGTCAAAGTAGAACATACGAGAACCACAGCAACAGTCAAGGATTGGTTTTGTTGAAATTATTTTTTGCATTTCTTTTATATCTTTAAGTTTGTGCTCGATGATTAAAACTTCTTTCATTGCTGTACTTTCTTTTCCATTTCCTCAAGCTTCTGTATGTAGGCTTGGATTACTGTGTCTTGCTTGCCGATAACCTTTACAGCATCCTCAAAATGCTTGAGGAGGTTGTCGTAAGCACTCTGTCTGCCAACCTTGTAGAATGTGTAGAATAATGCAAGGGTGATGGATAAACTGGCGATGATTTTCAATATTTCTATTATGAGCATAACTTAGAATTTTTCTCTGATTTTCTGAAATTGTTTAACGAATGTCTTTTCCGTGACCCACTCGCTGTATCGTGTGCGATAGAAAGTCTTGGGTTTGCCTGATACCAAGCCGTTCTTGTCGCGAGGGGTATTGACGCTCTTGTATATCTTCGGGACGATGTCGGTGGACTGGTATGCCGTGACGTATTCGTCCTCAAAGGCTATGTGGGCAGTCTCACGGAACTTGACATTTTCGAGAGAGAAGGGGCAACTCATTCGCTGCCTCCTTCTGTGTATGGGTCGGTTGTGCCGAGGAGGTGTTCGTTGCCCTCGTAGGGGATGCAGAAACGATAAGAGCCGCCCATACAAACATAAGGATAGTCTTTATCCTTTCCATTGTAAAGCGAGAAATAGTTAGCAATCCATAGCTGTCCTTTACTATCCCTTATCAACACCTTGTCGAACGGCTTGAACGAACATTCGGGCTTTACAGGCTCTACTTGCAGGGTTTCGGGATTGTACTTGCCACCGAAGTACTTCTCCATGTCAGCAATGAACTTGTCACGTTGTTCGTCACTTGCCTTGACAAAATCCTCAGACATAAAGACATCTTCGTCTCTTTTTGCAAATCCCCCACTTTTTAACTGGCAAATCGAAACTTTAAAAGAAATATAAGCGTCTATCCATTCTTTGAATATAACGCCAAGACCGTGATGCCAATGTACTAACACGTCGCCAGACTTGAAAAACTTGTTCCAATCTCGCACTTCACGGGACGGGAAAAGTTGGCATTCTGCATCGGAACAGGAATCGTCGGCAATATACAGACCATACTCACTAAAATAAATTTGGCGAGAATCCTTACCCACTACGTGTATTGGATACACTACATTATCTATCAATTTTTCGAAACTCACATTTCCAAATATGGGTGAATACAGTTTTGTACCTTTCGGGCAATCCTTCAATATCTCTGCTATATTAATCTTGTTTTCCATTGTTGTTATTTTTATTGTAACACATTTCCAAAAATTCTATTTTCCCGTTGGTCTTTCTTCGTCAATTTCATGCGTAAGACGTTCTTGTAGTCCACATATAAACTCGTACATCAACTCGCTCCATTCATCGGCAGGCTTGCCGTAGAGAGAATCCGCATAGTCACGAATATCGATGCATGCATCTCTCATGCCAATAAGGAAACTTATATTATTTATCGTTCTGTTTTCAGCAACTGTCACACCACTCAGAAGGTGTATGAGCCAAGTCTTGATTTTCTTCTTCATAGTTGTATGTTTCGTAGGATGAAAGGTTGTGAGGATTGAGTCCTTAGAAGATGGACTTTGACTAACTTGTGTACAGCACGCGGCTGCGCCTTATTAAAATCATTAACTATACGACGTTCAAGTTCTGTGTGCCATACAGGTTTATCTGTGCCAGGAAGAGTGATTTCGGCACGGACTCGCTGACCGTTGTCAAAAGTGAGGAGGCTGTGCGCTGCTCACGAGGTACAAATGGATTGTGTTTCATTTCGCACTCCTTTCTGAAGATTGTATCGTTTTGTTATTTTTTACTTTGATGTTTATAGGAGTATCTTCTTTGAAGTATTCCCATGATGTATAATCTTCCTTCATTACTCTGTTGTTTTTATCGTTTCTTTACATTCTCATACAGCTCCACGATTTCCTCGTCTGTCAGCTCACCTTCCTTGTCCAGTCCATACAGAAAGAATTTCTCCTTTGATATGGACGTCACACCTGCCTGTGCTGCAAACACCGATATACCTCTTAGTGTGCCCGTCTTGCGGAATATGTCCACTATCTTGCGTACGTAGGCTATGAAGTTCTGTGTCTGCTTGTCGTAGACTACTTTGCCCGGCATTTCTTCGGATACTTCTACCTTACTGTCAAACAGGGCTTCTATGTCGCTGATATTAATTCCTGCCTTGTGCAGCTGTTTGCTGTACGCTCTAAATAGACCGCATAGGTTCTTCACTACCTCCACCGTATAGCGTGCGCCCTTCAGTTTCTCATTCTCCTCATTGAGCTTGTCGTACTGTATTTTCAGGTGCTTGTATTCGCTCTCAATGGCGCTTGGCTTGTTCTTCTTCTCCATGCGCTCAAGCATATTGCGGTAGAGCACGTCCTTCTGCTCTACGAGCATGTTCAGACGTTCGTTCTCCTTTTTTAGCTCATCGCGCTCTGCCACCACCTTGTCGTAGTTGCGCAGTATTATACGTGCCTGATCCACTGGCGATAAGTCTTTGTTCAGTGTTGCCATAATTGTAATAGTTTTATTGCTTATTGTTATTCGATTCTACTATGCAACTCAGCTGCTCCACCTGCTGCTGCAACTTAAACATCTCCTTGCTCGCATGGTCTCTCTCCATTCTTGCCTCTGCTACAAGTACCGAACCTACAGCCACACTCGCTATCAGCACCACTGCTACGCATACCCACGGTAGCCTGTGTGCAAATGTGTTCACGTCCTTACAGGCTCCCTTAGCAAAAGCCCAACCATACTTCAATGTGTACATGCCAGCCTCCTTCGTACTGACATTATCCACAAAGTCTATTCTTGTTGTCTTCATATTTCTTTATGTTTTAGTTATTTTCTTAATGATTTCCCCCTGAACACGATTTTTTTAGTTATCGCCCTCAGTCTGTCTACGGTTCGCTCCCCATATTTCTCCACCATCTTCTCTTGCGACAGATTGGTCGTAAACATCAGCAGCTTGCCTTTCTTCTCCGCTTCGTCTACAATGTCTGGGAACCTGAGGTTTCTGTTGCCATAATTTACATCCACCGATTCCTTGCCCACATCATCTATATATATAATGTGTTTCTTTACGATGTCGTCGAATTTACTGTTCAAGTCTTTCGCGTCATATAGAGAGATTGTTTTGTGAGGGAAGTGATAAAAGTTAAACAGCACCGGGAGAATCTTTGCGCCTATCAGCGTCTTGCCGCGTCCACACTCGCCACAAAGCCACAGGCCACGCCCTTTGTTGTCCGTCAGCCATTCCGCCACTTCCTCGTATTCCTGTTGCCATACAGCGCCCTCACCGCAATAGTATTTCAGCCCGTTACACAGCAACAACTTTGCGTTGTCAATGTGTATGCTTACCTTCTTCGGAGACCCAAAGAAGCCTGTACCTTGCAGCGCCAGCTCGTATTCCTCCCACACGGTTTTTATGTCTTTTCCTACCATGTTTCTTCGTTTTTAAATTCATCTTTCTCCTTATGATATATCATTCCGATGTCCTGCGAAGTCTTACGCGACAACTTCCTCTCGTCATCGTTCTTCTTCCAGGTTGCCAACCTTCTGGCTATCTCAAACGTCTTCTGCTTCTCCCAGTGCATCTTTGTGCCACCCTCGTTTACCTGCGCCCAATGGTTATAAAATTCTTCTATCAAGCTTTCTCCATATTTCTCAACGAAAGGCTTTAACGCCTCGTGAAATTCTACCTTACGTTCTTCGAGCGTCTTTCGGGGCAAGTCGTCCTTGTTAATCTTCTGTTTACTTGTTGTTAACTTACTGTTAACCGCACGATTTCCCTCCATGTTTGTAACACGCTTATAATAAGCTATTTGAGGTATGTATATGTACGTTCTTTTTTGTTCACTCGCTGTTAACCTGTTGTTTACTTGTTGTTTACTTCGTAATTCTATAGCACCCAAACTCGCAAGTCGTATCACGTACTTATACAACATTGTTCGCGAGCGATTTAAAGCTTTAGCCATGTCCGCATAAGAAGCATCTACATATCCCTCATCGTTTGCCTTATATATAAGGTAGAAGAGCGTTAGGGTTGTAGGTATATCTCCTATCTTCCTAAAGCAAGCCCCAATGTCAGCCATATTTAGAAGCTTTTATTAGACATCTTTTTCTTATGTTCGTTTACGGACGGTAGCGGTCCTTTACAGGGTAAAAATCCTTCTTTTCTTAGACGCCTTTTAAGAAATCTTACGGCTAAAAGCGATAGCCTGAGCTCTCTGGCAACCTCTTCATCTGATATTAAAGTTACACCATCTTCATCCGTACTTTTTGCAAAGCACAGCCATATTTTGATAGCCGTCCAGTCGAACTCCAGTAATCTATTTGGTATTTCCATAATTCATCTTAATTCCTAATTTATTAATTCAAAATAAAGTCAAAAATCAAAAATTCATAATTGCGCCCGGCGCAACAATTCCTAACTCCTAATTCCTAACTCCTAATTCCCTACACCCACCCTGCGCCACCGCTCGCCAGCTCTGCCTTTGCGCTTCTCAGTCCCCTTTCGTCGTCTTTGTCTGGTATTATCACCTCGCTCATCGACGCATAATCCAGGAAGTTCCTTATCACGCTCGACATTTCAGCTGTAGTCAGGTAACACAGCGGTTTTGGTTTTTTACTTCCGTCTGCCAGGAAGATATGCGGACACACGTCCTGCTGTATTGTCCGTAGCACACTATAGAATGTCTCGCCCTGCTTGTATCCGTAGTAACTGATGATGAAGTTCAGATAAGCCATCTGCTTGTTCGTAGCCACCTCTCTGTGCTTCACTATGTCTATAGCATACCCGCAGTCGCGAGCCTTGTCTATCTCTCTCATAGCAGCCATATACTGCCTTGGGTCATTCAGCCTCTCAAAAGTCGCCATACCCCCTTACCCCCTTTCCAATTATTTCATTATTAATGCATCAAAATAGCACCATCATAACGTTGCCATTCTTCAAGCAACATCTTTAGATATTCTCTTTTGGCTTCGTTTACGAGTTTCTGCTTCCGCTTTGTGCAGCGTCCTTTTACAACAAATTTGTCACAAGGGATTACCAACAATCCGCTTGACGTGTGTCGCATATGACGCTCAACGTGCTTCGCTGCCTTCTTTATCTTCCTCGGTACTCTCATGATGCAAATCGTTTTTATAACGCTCCATTACTTCTTCAAAACTAAATTCCTCGCTCTGAAGCTGTCTGATAATACTTTGTAGCGTATCTACAACATTGACATATCTATTGCCAAGGCAGACTTTATTTGAATCGTTCAATACTATATCTAAAATTACTTTCAGTAACTCTACCGCATGTTTATTACTACAGCTCCGCACAAGTTCGTTATAATCCTTTACGGATATTGTTACCATTGGTTCCATAATTCCTATTTTTAAAGTTCATCAAATTCTTTTCTCAATCGGTCTTCCGTTTTTCTTAACAAATCCTTTAATTCTTCACGGAATTTTTTGTCATATTTTGCGAGAGTATAAAGTTGCTCGACGACCTCCTCTTTATGAGCCTCGCCAACAATCCAAAGACGTATACTCCAACTGGCTTCTATAGCTTCAACTAAGTAATACGCTTTATTGAACAATTCTCTTTCCATATTTTTTACATTAATACAATTTCCAATCCCTTCTTCGCCACCCATGTCGGCACACCAGTCTGTCCTGCCACCGTCAGCTCCGCGTGTTTCTTGTCCAGATGTCTCTCGCTTGCGTGTATCAGCGTTATCGTTCGCGCTGTCTTGCCCGCCTCGCACATCTTCAAGTACTCCACACAATGCTTCAAGCTCATGTGGCTCAGCCTTATTCTGTCCGCTTGTGATGCTACCGTGCGTCCTCCTCTCACAGCCTCATTAAGAATGTCGTCCTGGTAGTTAGCCTCAATGAGATAATGCGACACTCCCTTCACCACTTGATGCAGATTCCAGCAGTCTGTGGCAAACATCAGCGTCTTCATTTCCGGATGATGCACAAGATAAGCGAAGCATTCCACGTCATGCTCAACTTTCAGAGGCGTTACTCTAAAGTCTCCCACTTGGTATGTCTTGCCATGCTCCACCGCCGTAACGCCAAACTTATTGTTCTCCTTTACAGCAGCTGTCGAGTATACGTCTATCCCGGCACTTGTAAACTCGCGCACATACTTACAATGGTCTCCATGTTCATGACTTACTATCATGCCACGTGCCCGACTTCTTTTAAGCCTTCCAACCTCTTGATATTCTCTCAAATGACAGCCAGCCTCAATCAGAAGCTGGTCGCCATTCTCTGCTTCGAGCAAATAGCCATTGCCCTTACTCGAACTGCCTACGATGCGTAGTTCCATTACTTAAACGGATTATCGTCCTCTGCAGCCGTGGCAGCTTCAGCGCTTGCAGCGCCATCATTCCCCACTTCTCCCGTCTGTGCGTCCACGTTGATCACCTCCTTTGCTTCCGCAAATTCCGTATCACGATGTTCCTCCACTGTCTCTGCCTCGTCCACGCTCATAGCGGTCTGCATCTCAATGCTCAGATAGCCATACTTTGACAGAAGTCTTCTTAGTACTGTCTTTGTGGCCATATCGTTGAAGTTGCCGTACCAGCCTACCGAGTTTCCCGGTCCTTGCTTAGCCTGCTTCTCCGCCAACTCTGCCAGTTCCTCGTTCGACATCTTGCAGTTCTTCATAGTTGCCGAATACTTCTTGCAGTACGATGCCATATCGTCGACGCTCATATACATCATCTTCTTAAAGCCGGTTGTCAGCTCAAAGTAGGCGAAGTAACCTACAGGCTTGTCCGAAATCTTCTCGCCATCCAGATGCAGCTCGCCCGTAATCTTGTCGTAGCCCTGATATTCACCCTCATACACAACGTCGGCATTGATGTTCTTGTACAGACCGCTACGGATAGCCAACTGATACAATCCCTTGTAGCCGATTATCATTGTCGGGGTCTTGCCGTAAGGCACGATGTAGGCATATCCTAACTGTTTGTTCAACGGCAGTTTCAGCGAAGCTGCCTTCATGGCCTCGGCCATCAAAAGTTTGCTATCACATGCCAATAGCTTCTCGTCACCAGTGACAAGTTCCATAAGCGATGCAGCAAAGGTGCCAGCATTCTCCTTCAATACGTTCTTCAACTGCTGCTGATAATAGCTGCTCTCTGCGGTCTTCTTAAATGCTGCTACAGCATACTGTTTTGCTGTAGCCTGTGGCTGTTTAGCCACCGCTGTTGTTGTCTGTGTCATTTTTCTATATATTTTATCAGTTCTTCTTTACTTTTAAACACGTGCTCCTCCTTTACGGGAGGAAACACGCAAAACCTATATTGCACGAATGGCTTTGATGTACCAAGCACTTGCACGTCCACTCCTGTTATCTTGCAGCATTGTGCTCGGTAATCATCCAGAAACCACACCGCTTCACCGATATTGTGCTTAGTCTTTATGTCCATAGCGCTCTATCGTTAGCTCCTTGTCTTTTGTCACCATCAGTCTTATCTGCTGTCCTCCGTCATACAACGGATCCAGCACCGCCTCGGCATTGTCTATCATGCAAGGCACGTTCACTTGATAGTATTCCTTCAAAGCTCTCGCGATATCCAGTCCAGCATTCATCTTTGCAGCTGTGTTCGAGTCAGAATAGGGCACACCGTCCACCGAGCACTCACACCAAGGCTTGTCTGTTCCGTCCAACTGTCGTCTGAACATCGACCACTTCACCAGTCTAAAGTGTTTGTTTACGATGTTCTCCATTGCCTCGCAGGCCATCTTCTGGTAGTCGCTCACGGCTCCTATCTTGTCGTCAAGCTCGTCAAGCTGCTCTTGCCATACCTTTCGATCGTTCTTCACAGCCTTTATCTGCTCGTTCACCTTATCCCATTGTGTCCTTACCGAGAGCCGCGCGTGTAGCGCATCCAACTCCGCCTCCTGGTCTTTTATCTTCTTTTCCAGGTCGGCCTTAAGCTTCTTGTCCTCTTCGCTCATGCCCTCGCCAGTCGGCTTCTCCTGCTCGGCCTCTACCTTCTCTATACGGTCGCACACCTGCTTGTATTCTGGCTTCTCCGCAAGCAGTGTCTCTACACTCACCTTCTCATTCCCCTTCTTTTCCTGTTCCTCCAGTGCCTTTTGGGCTTCCTTCAGTACTGCCTCGGCCTTGTCGAGCTGTGTCTGTGTAGTTTTCTGCTCCAGCTTGAAGCTTTCAATCTCCTTTTCACACGCCTTTACATCTTCTTTTATTTTTGTAGCGTCATTTCTCAGTTTCTTAAGGTCCTCAGCTTGGTTGTTGAGAAAAGCCTTTTCCGATTCCTCTTTTATCTTCTGCACCTGGTCCTCAGGCAAAGGCTGCTTGCAGGTAGGGCAGAAGGCATCATCCTCGTTCCATTCCCACGTTCTTGCCTTTATAATATTCCACTTTGCTGCTCCGTCTGCCATCTCTGCGTTAAGTTCGCTGATACGGGTGTTGCATCTATTAATAGACTCGTCATACGACTTTACTTTTTTCGTCAAGTCCTCTACAGTTTGTTCAGCTTCCGTCACAGCCTTATCACATGCTGTCTTTGCCTCAGCGTTAGCATTTATTATCTCGCCCAACATGCGCTGTGCCGAATTTTCCATCATGCGCTTGCGCTTGTGGTCAAGGTTCAGAATGTTTATATTCTGCTGTTTGCGTACCAAGTCTGCACCACCGCCGTTTATGGTGGTCAGGCTATTGCGCATCTTGTCTATTTCCTGCCCTTTATCGTTAATCTGCTTCTCTATCGCGTCCCAGTCTTCCGCTTTTGGCACCACCTTGTTCAACGATTCAAGCCTTACGGGCACATCGTCAAGCTTGTCCTGTATTTCCTTGCGATTGTATTTCAGATGTTTCAGCTCCTTGTCGATGTCTTCCTTCTCAAGCAGCTCTTTCACAGCGTCAAAGCGTGCGTCACCACCCGTCACGTCCTCCACACTCGGAACGCCGTACATTACGTTCAGCCTCTTGCGCTGCTCGCTCCATTCCATTCCTACAAAAGCATAAGGCGATGAACAAAGTCTGAACACCTTTTCCGGACAAATCTCGTCAACAACCTTCTTAAAGTCTCCAGCTGTCACTACCTCTCCGTCCACCTTGTACGTGTAGTTGTTAGTCACGCTACCATCTTTCTTGCGTGTCTCGGTAAGTATTCGGGTTAGCATTAAGGTTTTTACACAATCCTGAGCACCATATGGGGAAACCTCCATACTGTTCGTACTCAACCCAATCTCAACCGAGTGTTCCACGTCCTCTATCTCGTTGCCGTGCTCGTCCTTGGTCTTTATACCAAACTTGGTGTCACCAGCTTGGTTCGTACCAAACAGTACCCAACTAATAGCGTCTGCTATCGTCGATTTACCTATGCCGTTACAGCCCTTTACCACATTTATGCAGTCACCAAACTCGTAGTCGGCTTTTTCCGCACCCTTGAAGTATCTCAGGTGCAATTCGTCAATACGTATATCTTTCATATTATCACAATTTAGAATCCTTCAAATATATTGTCACACCGTTCAGAGTCTTAAAGTAGTTTATGTCGCCATCTTTCAACAGCTCCTTCATTACCTCCCTCAAATCCTCCTGTACGGCTGTCTTCAATTCTGCAAAGCTCACACCCATCGGTCTCTTTGTATCGTCGGGCATCATCTTCTGCAGCTTCTGTAAAACATATTCCTTGTTCATGTTATATTTTGTTTTATAGTTTCGTAGTAAAAATTGTTCTATTCTCACGAACCGAACAATAAGAATCATTTTTATTATGGAAAATAAGTCGTGATAAACAACGATTAATATCGACAACAAATGATAGTTAAGGTGCTCAAAATGAGCACCTTTCTTTTTAGCCTTACTATTGGTTATAATCAATGGTAAGGCTTTTTTAGCACCTTTTTGTACCGCTCTTGTACCTCCACTTTTCAAAAGTAATAATTTGAGACTCCATTTTTGGCAAATGAGTGCAAGATTGCCGAGAGTTTTGGACAATGATGGACGATGATATAAGACTATTGAAAATAAACGGAGTAATGACAGACGACTTTTTCTACAATAAATTAAGTAAAAAAGTATAAAAAGCGTACAAATGACAGCAAGCAAAGAAAGAATTCTAAAAATTTGCGAGTATTGTGGGAAGAGCTTCTATGCATCAAAATCCACAACTCGTTATTGCTCCAAGCAATGCAACAGTTATGCCTATAAGGCAGCAAGACGTGAGGAGAAAGTAAAGATGGCTGAGACAATGAGCCACCGAAAAGCTTCCGAGAAATCCATGTCTGAAATCCTCGTGAAAGAATACCTCACTATTCAAGAGGTCGCTATACTTTTGGGACTAAGCAGACAGACCATATATAATATGGTGTATAGTGGTAAGTTGCGAGCATCCAAGATTACTTCTCGTTTATCTTTAATCAGAAAGCGAGATATAGATTATCTTGTTGATAGTTTGCCATACACCACAAAAAAAAGTGCTTCAAAAGAAGCAGTTCATGCAAACCGAGAGCTACCTGTTCCAGAATATTACTCTGCCAAGGAAATTGCAGAAGTCCACAACACTTACGAGACCGCCATCTATGAGATAGTCAAGAAAGTCAAGATTTCAAGAATATCCATACAAGGAAGAGTATATTGGAACAAGAAAGAGGTGGATGATTATTTTGCACACCTGTCTCCAGATCCAACCATCAGTGAATGGATGACTGTTATGGACATTCAACAGAAATATTGTATGACGAAAACAGCCGTATATAGTTTCGTTAGTCACAATGCTATTCCAAGAAAAATGGAAGGTAACAATGTTCTGTATTCCAAGCGTCATGTACAATTGGCAAAAGGTGAATCCGTAGAAGACCA